GCGAACTAAGAAAACAACGTAATATCCCATCTTTTCGATACAAGACGAGGAGCATATGCTCCTCGTCTTGTATATTTTAATTTTTTACTATGATATGAATATATACTTCAAAGGAGTAAAATAGTGTTAGAATCGATCATAACTCAAAGATTATTAGATGTTGCATTTCCAGAACATGAAGATGATACAAATGATTTAGTTCCAAGTTTTATTGAAACGTGTGAAAAGTTTGAAATTAATACACCAGTTAGATTGTGTATGTTTCTAGGGCAGATTGCAGTCGAATCTGGCGATATGAATGAGTTAGAAGAGAATCTAAATTATAGAGCCGCTACATTAACAAAATTATGGCCTAAACGATTTCCTGCATCAATTGCCAAATCATATGAACATAAAGCATCTGCTATTGCCAATAGAGCTTATGCTAGTAGAATGGGAAATGGTCCAGAATCATCTGGCGATGGTTTTAAATATAGAGGAAGATGTCCTATTCAATGTACTGGTAAAGATAATTATGAACAATTAACCAAAGATTTTGGTAAAGACATAGGTGTCGATTTTGTTGAAGATCCTGATTTGTTAGGTGATCCTAAATATGGTATTTTGGCTACTGGTAGCTGGTGGGAAAAACACAAATTAAATGAAGTTGCCGATACTTGTAATATTGGAAAAGTAACTCAAATTATTAATGGTGGACAAATCGGTATCGACGAGCGCACTAAACGAACTATGGAATTATTTAAATATTTTAATATTGATCCTGATTCAATGGGAGATGAATAAATGATTACAAATATTGATATTGATAACCCAGACAATCCATTACATATGCTGGAGATAGTATCTCCGCATATTTATGATGCTTTACATTGTTCTTTTAGAAATACTGCATTAGCTTATGTTAAGAAAGGATTAAATTTAGAAGGCGACGCTTCATTGGATAATGTCTATGAAGCATTAGATGTTTTAGATACTAATGAATTAAAAGGGCTAAGAGAACAGGATAAAGAATTCGAAACAGATCTAAAAGCCACTGGTGCCAATATTAAGAAATTGGTAAAACAAAGAAATGCTTATTTAAAGAAAAAAGAGAAAGAAGATCGTAAGAAAGAAGATGAAGAAATCAAACGTACGAATCATCTTGAACGATTAAAGCATGATAGTAGAGGTGTCTCTCCTAAGAATATGATAAGATTGGGATTTAGTATCGTTATAGGTTATTTTGCTGTTGTTATTACTATTATGGTTTTTGATACTAACATGTCTGTTGCTATGTCGCACGTATTATCAGTAACACTAGGATCTATCGGATCACTAGCTGGTGTTGTAGTTACTTATTTCTTTGGTGGTTCTGCGAGTGGCGATCATGCAATGAAACAATTCTCTAGTAATACATCTACTGAAGCCGATAGTGCTGATGCATTGGCTAAACTTATGAGTGCTCAATCGAATAATCTAATGAATGTGGTGAACTCAAATGCCCAATCAAATTCAACATCGACCATTGCGGCGGCGTCAGCGACAACGGCGAATATTGGCCAAGCTGCCGTTTCCAGTCAGACTAATAATCAAAGCGATCAAGATAAAACTTCTATTTTTGATATTGCTTTGGAAGATATAGAAAACTATGTTGAAGAAGAATTATCTGAATTATTACCAAATGGTATTAAACGAAGACTGGCAAAAGAACCTGATGAAAATAATAGAAATGCACATGATGAATAATATATAAAGTATGAAGGGATGGGCATATGCCCATCCCTTCATATTCATTATTTAAACTTTAATTTTAATAGAATTAATAATCATCTGAGACATATAGAAAGTAGAACTATCGGCGGTAATATTAAGACCAATACCAGAATTAGCAGATACCATATTAACTGAAAATCCTTCAATAGTATTTGTAGAACTATTCATATAAACGGCAGATCCGTTGGTTACTGAAGAATTGCCAGACATTGGAATCGAAACAATTGTGGGAATATTGTTATTTACAGCGATCATATTAATTTCAATCTCTTTAATATCAGCAATATTTAAAGAAGGATCTATATTTGTCAAAGGAACAGAATAAGAAGTTCCTAAAGGAATAGCAGAGGCAGCAATCGATGTTGTAGAAATAACATAACCAGCTTTATTGGGGAGTGTGTGTTTAATAGACTCAGATGACGAATTTGATGATGACCACAATGTTGAATTATCAGGAAGCAAGAAATTATCATCATTGGCAGAAAGACTAGAGACAGAAGTAGGAGGTAGAATCCAACAAGATTCACTACCACTTAAATCCTGAATAGCAAGAGTTTCTATTAATGAAGTAGATTTAAAGCCAATCTGTAAATAGATACCACTTTCTTCTTCATTATCATAAACAATTCTAAACTGAGGAACATTGGAAATAGGTGATTTAGAAATATCATTATTCATGTTTGTAGCAATAGATTCAATAACCATAGGATTTGTTGAAGAAAGATTAACATTAACAAATATATCTGTAGAAACAGCAGCATTCAACATCTGTAAACGATAATGAAGTCTATCAGAAATAACAATATCAGAAGCACCAGTAGCCTTATACAAACTACCGATATTAAACCAATGAAAATTTGTATCAATTAAAGCAAGCTTATAAACCCGACTCATACCGGATGTAAAATCACCATATGTCGGGACACCGTTCGTTAAAAGACACCGCATTCTTGTCTCCAGATCTCTTAGACGTGTTGTGAGGTCATTCATGATAGGAGTCGTAGGAAGATTAAATGTTGTTAAGAAAGACATACTTCCTAAAAATGCTTCCATATTCTCAGCAACTTTATAAATAGCAGAAACATCACTTTGAGTAACACGACCACCAAAGGCTTGATATTCAATAGTAACAGGACCGGCATATGGTTCTGTTATAACTAAGAAATCAAACACACCACCAATATTAGAAGACAACTTAGTTTTTGTTAAATTACAATCACCTAATGTAAATCCATTCCCTATGGTTAATGATTTATTCGTATCTACTAACTTAACAATAAGATCATTTTGATAGAATGAACCCTGTAATGGTTTTATCTTATTTAATCCATTAAATGTATTAATAGTTTGTGTTTCGCCAATGATATAATTCTCACTCGATAATCCAGTAAGATCTATCTCCAATAACTTTGGAGTTAAAGAAGAAACACTAAAAGAATTATTAACAGGAGAAATAAGATTTTGAATATTAGCAATTTGTTGTGCTAATTCAACAATTAGTTCTGGACTAAAATCAACTGTTCCAACTTGACTAATACTACTTTTTAATGTATCTGGATATAGTGCTTGATAGTCAATAGAGATAGTATAATTATTTGTAAAAGAAGCATTGATCTTAATACTTTTTACAAGAGTAGCATCAAATTCACTACTAGCAAAAGTGGCTTCCGAAATGGCAGTATAATCAATATCATCTGCTTCAATAATCCAATCCATTGACTGGTTCATCGAAACATTAATGGTTCCTATTCTAGTAACAGATAATGAACTTAAGTAAACAGGTCTGTAAAATTCTATTCTTTGATTTGCAGTAAAAATAACATAGTTCTTATTTGTTACTTTATAATCAGGATTTTGACCTGTAAGGTCTGGGCCATAAATCGATGCCATATGACTTTATCCCTTTATGATGTTGATGAAGTAGTTGTTAAATCAACTATAATTTTTTGTAATTCAGTGATAAGTGTTTTTTGAGATTGTATAGTTTTATTTTGGTCAACAATTTGTTGGTATAATGGATTATAAGCTATAGCATTTGCTTTACGTTCTTCTTTAAGTGTATCATATTGGTTCTGAGTAAGATACTGTGTATCCAAGGATACCATAACAGCAGGATTTTCAGTACCTGTTATTTTTGTAACAATTCCATTAATCTCATTTAAAATCCAAGATGGAATATCTGAATCTTTATAAGTACCAACTTGAATAACAATAGCGATATCGTCATATGCAGATACTGTAGGATCTGGGACAGTATCCATAAGAGTCGATGGTATATAATAAGTCGTAGAACTATCAGTTACACTCATAAGACCCATAATAATGTCATCTTGGTAATTAGCCCAATCATTTTCATAGTCATTTGATGTTAGACCAGCAGGAATATAACAACTATTAACTAAATCAATACTATTTGAAACAGCATCGTCGAATGTCATAACTTCTACTAACTGATAAATACCAGTTAATGCAGAAAATCTAGACTGGAATGTATAATAACAAACTGAATTAAGAGCTGGTGTTTGCATATTTTTAAGATCCAGCAGAATATGAAGAATTCACCATAACATAAAATTCTATATTAAGAACACTAAAGCTGATGAAATCAACATTGTTAACAGTCTGCATCTGATATGGTCCATTACTTTGATTATTAATAATCAATGAAAGAATAGTACTTAATGTTTTGGAAAATTTCTGAGTATATGTATTCATTAATGCAAAATTTGTATCAGTTGTTGCATAAGACTGATATGTAGGATGTTGTTCAACAAGACTCATATAGTTGCTATCATTAGCACTATCTGGAATACCAACAACATAAATATCATCATACGAAGACTGTAATAACTGCATATTTGATTCAATAAACGTAGAAGTTAAACCAGGAAGGTTTTCAATAAGATATGAAGTAATATTTTGTAAAGGAATAATACCTTGATAAATAGTCGAAGTAGATGATTTATATGTGTTGTTGTATAAAGGAATAAGATAGAAAGTTTCATCAACGAAAAGTTCTGGACATCTTGTTTCCCAAACAGTCAAGCTACCAATACCAGATGCCACAATGTAGTTTTTAATAGCTGCTCTCTGAGAAGAAAAAAGAGGGGTTTTACCTTTATATATTAATGTAAATAATACACTTGTACTATTATTAGCATCGTCATAAAAAGTAGCTTTATAACCCACGACACCGGATTGTGTATATGGTTGTGTAGAAGATCCATTTAAACTATTGATATCATTAATAGCAGTTTGATAAGACGTTGTAAAAATATTTCCAGTTGTTGTGATAAGATCAGCATTATAGAGGGTTGTTAAATCTAATTGTGGAATGATAATATCAATAGTAAATATAGGATACGTATTCTGGAAGAAAATATCATCCAAGTAAATAGTAAATTGATTTTCATTTTCAAATGAATCGATAAATGAGAATGTTACTGATTTAGGAAGAGCAACTACTTGCCCATTACTTGTTGTAACCGAAGACGAATATTCTGTACTATATGTAATAGAATTTCCAACATAGCCAACATTAGAAGACATGTAGCTCTCAATATAATTAGATTCTAAATTATTAGCATATAAGAAACAAGCAGCATCTATGACATTAAAGAAATTTGAGAAATCAGTAGCGGTCCATGTTCCAATAGTTGTAATGAAATCAGAAGATTGTGCAGAATCAAGAATAAGGTGTAGTTTTGTTGTATATATCTCTGAATTTAGTTGTACATTTCTTGATGTTCTGGTATCATTTAAATAATAAGCAGTATTGAAATATGTTAAGCTTTTCTGAGAAATCTGACAAGCACCACCAACACCATAGTTTCCTTCTTTTGATATTAAGAAGGTGTTATCGACTAGAAACATATAAATCATTTTGTATGCTCCCATAAGAGTAATATGGTTAAACTATAATATCGTTTCTTCATACTTATTAAATATTATACTTTAGAACCATAATTTGAAATTACTCTCTATAAGACAGGGGTTCACAATGAAATGCTTTAAAGGTATTTTGAACGATAAACAAATTGAAGAATTATGTAATAAAGATAATGAAAAACCTATGATTGTTCCATTTTGTGAAAAGATGGTATCTTCTTCTATTGTTTCTTATGGTGTTGGATCATTTGGATATGACATTCGATTAGCTCCTATTTTTCATGTTTTCAAGAAACCTTCTCTCTTAGATAATATCTTAACTTATCTAGATTTTAAGAAGAAAGTTATTATCGATCCTAAGACTATTTCTAATGAAGATAAAATGAAGTTGTGTTATGAAATTGAAGCAGATGAAGTTATTATCCCTCCTCACGGTTTTGTTCTCGGCCATACGGTTGAAAAGTTTGATATGCCTAGAAATATTTTAGGAATTGCTGTTGGTAAAAGCACATTGGCTAGATGCGGTGTTCAAGTTCTTGTTACTCCTTTAGAGCCAGGATGGCGTGGTGATCTTGTCATTGAGATTTTTAATAGTACTCATTTTCCTGTTCGTATTAAAGCCAATGAAGGAATATGTCAGCTGATATTCTTAGGTGGTAATATACCAAATACGACATATGACGATAGAAATGGTAAATATCAAGATCAAGTAGGCATTACGCACGCTAAGATAAAAGAGGACTAATTTAAGTAAAAAATTATCTTATAGCACTGGCTATTTAACAGAGGGATTTATTGATATGTTTAATAGATCTAAAATACTAACAAATTCTCAGAGATTAAATAATCTTATTAATTATGATAATATCCTTCCTAGAGAAAAACTTGTTGCTGCTACAGAATTCTTTGGAATTTTTAAATCAGATCCTAATGCACATATTGAAAAATACATAAAACATTTTAATGCACTTAAGACCGATATCATGTCTTCTAGAGACTATATGAAAGATGTTATTAGTAATCGTGAAAATGAATGTAAAGATCTTAAGCTAATGGTTTCTGGTAAGAAAATAAATGTTTCTAAATTTAAAGAATTAAAACCCGAGAAATACTGTTTTTCATATAAAGTATTTACACAATTTGAAGAAGACCTTCCGCATATCGATAATTTTATTAAAGTTGTTGTTGCTGCTAAAACGGCTACAGATGATAATACAATGAATGATTTCTTTAATATCATTAATACTAATATTAGACGTTGCGAATCATTAAGTATCGTCAATGATAAATATAAAGAGCCTGTTGTTGTCATATCAGATTGGGCATGTCGTCAGTTAGATAAAGATAGAACGTATGAAGAGCTCGGATATCCTCGTAACTTTGTTGATATTGCTATACGTAGATTTACTGAAGATGAAAAATTTATTAGAGATCTTTTTAATATTTATGAATCTCTCAGTCATAGATCCGAGAATCTTATTGATAAAATTAAACAGAATAAACCAAATGTCACAACCTGTTGTATTATATGTTGGCAATTGTTCTTCATTGTAAAAATATTAAATACTACGATTGGTGCATTCTCTACAATTCATACTTTTTCTTTAATGGCCGCTAAAAAGATTGCTCATTCATATGAATAGAAAATAGTAGATGAGGAGTGGCATATGCCACTCCTCATCTAACTCCCAATCAGTTATTAAGTATATATTACTAAAATGTTATATCTATATTTTAAAAGAGGAAACAAGAAGAAATGTCGCATATGAAAAAACTTATTATTCTTGTATTTATGTTCGTTGGATGTTGTATCAGTATTAAATATATTTATGATCGACGCGACTATGATGAATATAATAATATTAATCACGAATCTACTAAAGTAGAAAAAGAATATTATTTAAATCAATGGAATAATTGTTTAAATCTTATAAACAAAAATAAAATCATGCATTGTGCTATTCCTGTCTTAACAGAACTCCAACGACACGATTTAGAAAATCCTGTGTTTGCATACTACTTTGGTATGACATATGAGTTATCAGATGAATCTGAATATGCTTATATGTATTATAAAGCTGCTGTTAAACAAGACCCAACTTTATCATTTGTTAAAGATAATGATGATTTTGAAAATAAATTTAATAAATTGGCTATTGAACATAATGATAAACAAGTAAGTGATTACATTACTTCATTTAAATTACAGAAAGAGAAAGATACTACACTTAAATCAAAACGAGATACTGATGAACAATCTATTCTATCAGCTTATGTAGTTTCTATGTCATTAATTTGTATTGTAATTGTATTATTTATTGTAATTTAATACTTCGATTTTTAAATAAATATATATTATACATTTGCTAGGTAGATGAGTATGTAATAAAAGCTACCAAGGAGAGAGTTTAACCTTTCTGGTTTTTCCAGTTGTGTTAAACTTCCCTTGTCAAACTTCTTCTTGTTGGTAATAAAAATCCATCTGCCTTGGATCACTGGGGAGTGATCTGCATAGGGCGTTGCCGAAGGAAATGGGACGATGATCAAGAGAGAGTCGGGGCTCTTATTATCTCGTATTTTAATTTCTAAACAAAGAAAAAATTATTTTCTTAAAACAATAATTTCACGAAGAAGGGGGAATCCCCCTTCTTTTCTTCTCAAAAACAAAAAATAATTTATATTAAAAATAATATGACTAATGCTTTTTGGCTTGATAGGGGCCTTGTTAAATGAATAACCGAACTAGAGTCTTTTTAAAGAATAAAAATAATGAAATCTTATTTATTATAAGAAAACCATCGCGAGAAAGACAACAGTTTAAAATCTTATTTCCTGGTGGTGGTAAGAAGTTTAATGAAGATGAAGCAGATTGTGGAATTAGAGAAATAAAAGAAGAATTAAAATTGAAACTTAAAAAGAATAAATTAAAATATTTATTTCATATTTATGATGAGAAATATGATTTTACCTTTTATGAATACGAAGATATACTTTTAAATGAAGAAGTCATTAATAATGAACCTGAGAATTTTTCAGAAGTCGTATGGTTAAAATTAGAGAATGTTAATAAATATATTTCTGATAATAACTTAGAAAGATCTACTAAATTTGATAATGCTTTAATGTTGTATTCTATGCTAGATGAAAATAAGGAATTAAAAAGATAGAATAAGAGGAAGTCTACAAATGCCTAAACGGAATATAAGTAATATGAAAGTATTTCAAAAGATGTTATTTAGTAAATATCTCACCGTTGATGAAAATGATGTTATTCGTAATACACAAACTGGAAATATTGTTGGTAAAAGTAGTTCTAAGGTATATCCATTAGTTCAGATTAAATATGAAGGAACTACATATAACATTGGGTGTCATTACATTATCTGGATGCATCATAATAACTTAAAGCTTCCTAATAGTGATTACATCATGTCTTTTGCAGATAAGAATCCTTCTAATTATAAATATGATAATATTGTTTATATTCCACGTGTCGATTTTATGAAAAAGATTAAAGGACGACAGAATAAAATAAATGATAATAGATCTATGACTACAGAACAAGTTATCAGATGCAGAACAAACTATGCTAATGGTACACAATCTTTAAATGAAATAAAAAATGAATTACAAAAAGAGGGTGTTTGTATTTCAAGACCTTCTGTAATCTCTATGTTACATAATAAAACATATAAAGATATCCCCGCTGTTGAAAAAACTGTCACATTAACTGCTGGTGATAGAATTAAATCAAAACCAAAAGTTATTAGACCTAAAGTGGTAAAGGTAAAAGTTATTAAAGAAAAGATGCCAAGAATTAAGAAGGTAGTTGAAAAACAAAATACAAATACTCTTCGTAGTTTCATATGTTATCATCTTAAACATATTAAACAACAGTCAGATGAATTTATCTGTTCTCTCTTTAATGACCTAACGCCAGAAACTATTGAAACAAATATCAATAACTATGATTTTAAATTGTATTATAAGAATAGAATACATTGTATTGAAAAGTTTAAAGATAAACCAAAACTTCTTAAGAAACTTATGCTTATTTAAATAATATTAATGAACTAAGGATCATATATTCACATTCTACCTGGGGGGTAGTTCAAACATGGGTAAGCGTAATCGTACTCAGTCGGATGATAACAATAGATCCAAGAAGAAAAAGAAAGTCATTGTTGGTTATGACGAAGTTATTACCCTAGCTAAGAAAAACGTAACAGATCCTACTCATGGTAAATTTCTTACTGAACTGCTAAATAGAATAAAATTAAATAATAATAAATGTCTTTCATTTAAAGGATCTCACAATGAAACAATAAATGATATCTTTGATGAAAATAGAAATATTCAGAATATAAATATCGATTTTGCTAATAAAACATTCGCTAATATAATTGATTGTGTTAATACAAATTTCCTTCTTTTGCGAATAATTGGTAATACCCTGAATGAAATGGGTCATGATCTTAGTTTCTCTTTTTGATACATTCTGACTATCCATAGGGCTCTTGGAGCCCTATGGATAGCTGTCTCACAACTCTAAACAAAGGAGATGTTCTCTTATGAATGATGCAGCTAAAAATAATTTCGATATCATTAAAAAAATGGATAAGTTTAAACTTCCTATTCATGTAATTTATAATTGTGATATATCTAATACCAAAAAGTTTGTTGGCGTCAGTACAACGGGACTTCTAAGTTCTATGGGTGGCGCTTTACATATTTGCAATATTCTCGGAAGAGATAATGTCAATGTCGGATGTTGGTTGACTCCTATAAAATTCAAGTGTAGTATTGAAGAACTTGAGATTGTTAAACAACTGCTTGAAGAAACTTTACAAATACCAGAACCACTATTCGATAGAGACAAATCATCTCTTGTTGTATTTTCAGTTAAAGACAATATCAACGATGTAAACATTTATATATAACTCTAACAAATAAGGGATGCAATCATGGAATCGCTCTTAGTATGTATACTCATTTATACTTGGATCGGATTAACAATTTGTATTGTCCAGAAAAAACAGTGGAAGGGAGCTTTGCACACTCCTACACTATTTGATTATTTATTATGGTTCCTTGGATGGTATATGATTTTACCCATAGAAATCTATACCAAATATAAAAATTATGAAATCATACATTACAGTAAAAAAGGCTAGAAATTAATTGAGAGATGGAGGGTCAAATGACCCTCCATCTTATCTCTATTTTTTTAATAATATTAACATACGTACAGTAGTACTTGTATGTTTATCTTATAATATCTCATATTAATAGTATCCAACACCAAAGAGATATATCCTTATTAAAATCACATTAAATATATTTTTGCTATTTTATTTAAATATATATTATTCATTTGATTATACTCTTTTGGGGATAACGATATGAAAGTATGGAGCATCTTACCAGAATCAGTATATTTGAAACTTATGGAAAATGATATTCTTATTTGCGATCGTTTAGAATATACAGATATTGAATTTAGACGAGCTTATCACTGGATGCGTAATCAAATGAATAAAAGATTAGAAACAGCATATCGTGACAGATTTCCTTTATGGGTGTGGATACACCATGGTACGAAATCAGGAAAACCCGATCTACGAGAAAGTCATCTTGGTATTAAAGGGTCTATTAATTATTGTGTTGAATTCGATATACCGGAAAAAGATATACTACAGTCAGATTTTTCATTATGGCACTGTGTACTTGGTGACTGGTATCTTGCTTCATCTGAAGAAGAAAGTACTGAGTATGATACACAACTTAAACTATATGGCAATACTCCAGAATTAGAGCATAAGAAGATACAATCATGGGAATGCATTTTCGATATAGGTATCACGAATGACTGGATTGGTACTGGTACGACTCAAGGATGTGTATGGGAATTTAAGAAATCTGAAATTAAAAACTCTCAAAGATTTATAGCTAGATAGGAGGACTGTTAAAATGACATCAGATAGACCAATATATCTTTCTGAATCTGATAATATTACTTTGGATGATGTTACATTATTTAGTATTATTAATCTTATGGAAATATTTGGAGTGCCTCAAAATACTATTGAACAGTGGATAAGCAAATCTGAGAAATATAAATTTCCTAAAGCTATTATGGTTGGCGATAGCCCTAGATGGTTTAAAGAAGATATTTCAACTTGGATACGCTGTGGAAAATAAAGAATTTTTAAACACCTCTCTGAAAGGAAACAAGCTATGGATGAATCTAGAATAGCTTCGCGCATTGCATTAGAACATATATTCATAATGACAATGACAAGTAAGCACTATAAGTATTGTTCTAATGATCTTTCAAATATTATCATTAAACTTATTATTGAATATTTATCAAATTTTGATAAGAATGCCAAAGAAGTTAACATCGATCTTGCCACAATTCTTCACAGACTTGGTGTTGATAAAGATCGTCCAGATGCTGAAGATGTTACTGATATTCTTATAGCATTGATGGAGTATATTCAGAATAGATGGAATAATATTGTTATCAGTTATGACAAAACCAACTTGTCTACTATTCGTATATCTTGTTAATAGAGAGGGAAGGGGAAATCCCCTTCCCTCTCTTTTTAAATGTATTTCATATTATTTCAAATATATATTACTATATTGAGTTTATAGCTCAGTCGGTAGAGCGCGAGTATTTATATTCGATGTCGTTGGTTCGAGTCCAACTAAACTTTTTATTTATTTTTTACCGAAATAGATATTTATCATCTCTTGTTCAGAAGCTTTCATAAGTCTAGCCATAGTACCCATTTTGAATGGGCTTGTAACGATACGTTTATTAACACCACGAGCAGAGAATAGCATATCTAAATGAACACCAGATTCAGTCTTACATTGTTCTTCCATGATTGATGCAGTTGTTGACTTCAACTGATTACCAACAACCAATTTAGATCCACATTCATGATTTAGTTTTTCAACAATAGTAAATGATAATAAAACAGTATCAACATCAAATTCAGTTCCAAGATATTTAGTACCGATAGGAACTAATCCTGGTTCTGGATAATCTATATTTTTTCTAGTACCTTTAGTAACATCATGTAATTTAACATGTTTACGTTCTATCTTCTTAACAATATTAGCCAATGTAGGAGTCATATCTTCTATAGGACAACTATACATAACATCGATATTTCTAATAATTCCATGATATTTAGCTTTTGGTGATTTCTTATTTAATTCTTGTAAAACATCGTCACTATTATCACCACCTAAGAAATCTAAATCACTATCTTCAATAATACATAATCTATCTGTAATTTCAACAGTATCTCCAATACCCAACATTTCATGAACAATTGTTTTATTATTTATTCTAATAGTACGAACATGAGCGGGTTCAATTTGCATAGTCTGAGAGAAATCTTTTGAAATAAGATTAGAATCTTCCCAGGTTTGATCGTGTTCTAATAAAGCAACTGTAGCAGTAACACCATGTTTCCAACCAACTTGTTTACTATAAGGATCTGCTTCAAAGAATCCACTATTATAAGCAATAACATCACCTTCTTTAACCTTATCACCTTTATTAAAATTCAATTTAATATTTTGACTAATGAATGAACCAGAAACACTTGTATACTTTGTTTCAAAACTAAAAATATCTATATCATTATTTTTACTATAGTTAAAGACATCTAATCTAATATACAGATTTGATTTACTAGATCTATAGTCTTCAGTAGTTTTATTATTATAGAAATCAGGTAGATTATTCGATAAGCTTTTAATAGGTCCAATAGCACTTACTCTAAAGAGATAATCATCAATACGATAGATATCATTTAATTTTAGATCTGTATTTTTATCTTGATAAATAAAAAGAGGTTCTTCCATCTTAATTGTTTCTTTCATATAGTTTTTAAAATTAACCTTTGTGGTATAGTCTTTAGAAATAATATTTAAATCAAGTACTTTAAAAACAGGTTCATTGTAAGTTACTTTAATGAGTTTTAATTGTTCATCAATATCGGTAACAACACCATCTCTTTTGGCTATACAAGCAAATGTCTCATTTGTTCTGTGAGCAATAGTATTTTCAAAACCAGTTCTGACTCTATAAATTTCAGCATTTTCACAAGGGAGTTGATGAACCAACTGAATGTTAATAAAATTTGCGCGTTTGGCCGATATCTTCAATAGGAGTCGTTACTTCCTACCCGTCTCTTTTGGAAGGAGACAGCTCTATGTTTCCATAGATGTCGAGACTATATCTTCATCCTGCTCATACGAGGGAGGATGTCTCTCATTTCCATCTCACTTAAGATGTACAGATTGAAAAGATCTTAGTCGTTGAACGTTCTCCATGGCACATCATCCGATGTTCTGTAGGAGCTTCGCTGCTAATGAGGATCTTTGATCCTACGGTTGCCCATTTCCTATCCCAGTATGACTCTGGGGTCATCCGTCTCGTTTTCAGACCATCACGATTGTCGTTACCAACTGCGTTGTGGTGAGACAGCTTTAGGGGTTTCCAGCAATTAGAGAGAATTCTATCTCAAGATTTCACTTGAGTAGGACAGCTGTTCTGAATGATCTTACACGGATAGTATCCGTTTCATTCAGTTTTCTATCTTCGTTGATTGCACACGGCATCAGCATAGATGTCAATGATAATACCTGAGTTGCTTTAATCTTTTTAAGATCAACACTATCAAGATCGTAAGTTCCACGAATATCATTAATAACAGGATCTACTGATAAATAAGATTTAATAGCAACCTTACCAGAATCAGGAGTACATTCAGATAATACACCAACGCCGTCTTCTGGATATGTTCTATCATCGACCATAAATGATTGAGCAGTTCTACCACCCTGCCCGGCATAAGTAACCGTTAACTTATCTTGAATTTCATGAATAGGATTAATTTCATCAAATAACTGAACAGACTGATCATTAAGAATTTCATAAAAAACAGCATCTGGATTAATAGAGAATGATTTTTTATTAACTCGTTGATTTCTATAAGTAGCATAACTACGAGCCATATGGTTATAAAGAACAGTTACCAATCTCTCATATCCACGAGTTCTTAGATTTCTCATAGAAGATGTCTGAATAGCATAATCGTAAGATAACATTTCAGTTGCTTTAACCAATAAATTAAAGAAGTCTGTAGGCATATTCATCTTCTTTAAAGTATCTCTTGTAATAGTATCAATAAAGAAATCAAAGTTATCAGTAATACCTTTTAGATAGTTAACCTTTTCTCCATTATCTAACAACATAACGTAATAGGCATCTTTCTCATTTAAGTCTTTTAATTCAAAGTTAGAAGTATTGTATTTTAAGAGTCCTGAAACAATTAAAGACTTTTCAATAGGATATCGATCAAACACTAAATATCCATCACTAAAGGGAACAATAATAGATGATAACTTATCTTTAGGAATATCTCTCTTTTCAGTATAAAAAGTATAGTCTATTTTAAGTTGTTTAAGAACTTGTGTAAGTCCATACTGAAAGCCCATAATAAAAATAATAGGAAAGTTCTTATCTAGGATCTTTAATTCAGTCCACTCATGTACTACTTTAGGTAATGGCATTTTTCCTTTAAATTCTGATACTAATATGTCAAGTATACAAGAGGAGTTTACTTCTGTATTTGTCTTCAAATCTATTTCATGAATAACATTATCAAAACCAAAGAATAATAAATTCTTATTTTTCATGCCGCAACAAACACCATACTTTTTCTCTAATGGAATGACTTTGTCTTTCTCTAGAATCTTTTTAACAAAATCAAATCTTTCTGTAAGATCAAAGAATAACTGATAATTTGTTGTGATGAGTTGACTAAACTTATCAGCAACACATGTATATTCATACGGAAGTTTAGTAGGTGATTTCAATGCACCATAAACAATAGTTAGTCCTATTTTACTCTTATAAATATTGGCAATATAATTCTGAATAAATATTCTAAAACTATGAACCTTATGTTTATTTCTTTCAACAATAGTTTTGTTATAGTTAGAAGCTAGTGAAACTCTATTAGGAGCCACTTTACATATAGGAACATTAACTTCTTGTTTAATCATTCTCGACTTAATACCATTTGCTAACATAATACCATCATCACTTACTATTGGAAGTTTAAAGACAACTTTGTGTTTCTTACCTTCCATATCTTCATATGTAAACTTAAATCTCTTTACTCTATTGATTCTAGAGATTTCTTCACTCTCTTCGATATCAGTTAAGAACAACCCAACACTATGAAAATGTAATGCAACATTAGCAATATCTTTATATAAATTTTCATTTATGTAATGTTCATCTAATTTAATAGCAGATGAAGATAACATAGATTCATCAAGTACATGATCCTTTAAGAAATTTAATTTATTTTTACTTATAGCAACATCTGGAGTTGCATCAATATGTTCAGATAATGATTTATTATTTAGTTTAACACCTTTATAAATCTGAGCAACTCTTTTTAATCTCTTTTGCTGAGCTTCAGAAAGATTAGGATAATTATTAATATAATCAACTGCTTGATTGTCGATGATAGAAGAAGGAATATTATCACTTAATTCTTGAACTTCAATATCTTTACCTTGTACTTTAATAGCATTACGAATAATAACAAGATAGTGATTATACTTAATAGTTTTTTCTTTGTCTTTTGAAACAGGTATAAGCCAGGTATACCAGCGTTCTAGCGCATGTAAGTTTAAATATCTAATTCCAGTTTCTGATGTTAGGACATCATCTTCGCTATTCAGAATAATCTTCTTTATAGTCTTTTCACCAAAGAAAATTTCAAACCGATTTGCTTTAATAAAAGTATCTTTAGAAAGTGAATTATTTGATCTCTTCTCTTTTAATAAATGTTCTATAAACTTAATAAATTTTTCACTTTCATCACTGGAATGAATATCAAGATCGTTTGTAGTATCGATAAGGTTATGCATAACCATAGCACCACTAGAGCATATTACTAGCTTCTCTAAACTATCTTTATTAAATATTTTCATCTTCTTAATAATATCTACTCTTGTCATAGGTTTATTTGTTAATAAATCTAATTCATCATCGTCTTCAATATCAATTATTTGTTGTTCGTCTTGATTTTCTTCTTTTAATGTTTCTAATTCAGTCAAGTTATCAATATCTATCAATTTAATAAGTTTGTTAGTATTTGCTTTTAAACTACTAACATTTTGATCTTTAGGAATATCATTTTTATCTTCATCTGTTATTTCTGTATGTTCTGTAATATCATTATCTTCAGTATCGTCATCTTCTCTACCTTGAGTTTCAACAATCTTATCGTAGCCATGTTCGTCTAAGTTATCAGTATCTATATTCATATGTCCGGCTAATTGTAGATTTGTAATATGTTTCATAACACTTAGCATCATTGATGTATCTTTAACTTTATCAAACATATGTCTCATATCACCAAGATTATAAATAATGGCTTTATCACCAGCTGTTAAAATAATATTTGTTCTGTCTAATTCTGGTACTGTCAATTCATTAAATAAAGAAGTAGCATTAACAAATTCATCTTTTTCTTTTACTCTAGAAACAAAGTTAAATAAGTGGATTAAGAAGTAATAGGTAAAGTCTTTACAATTCTTGAATTTAAGATTTTGATAATTAATTTCTTTCATAGTTGTTGTAAATGAAGATCTCTTATAAATGATAGAAGAAATCGGAATATGAATATAGTGAAGTTTGTGATCAATCTTAACAGTTGTATCTAAGATAGTTTTTAAAATAGCTTCAAATGTTCTATATCCTTGTAGTTTTCCACCAATAGGTTGTGCTGTTGTAATAGCATTATAATTAACAATAGGAAGAACATTACTTTTATTGAGCATAGATGCTAACATACTTGATCTTTTAACATTATGATGTTTCTTAAAGAAGTTTTGAATCTCTGATGTAAAAGATTGAGGTCTATACTTTAAGTTATCATCAATAAAGAATCTAGACTCTTTTTCTGGTAAAGCTAACTGATTCCATAAATAAAGAGTAAATTTCTCATTTTTAATAAATGTATCATTTAGATCTGGAGATATGGTTAAGTGTTTATTCTGTAAAAATTGGTCAACGACATGATAAACTGAATTATTAGGAAGTTGTAAGTTTTCAACTCTAACTAATAAGTTAGGAATATTAGATCTTTTCCATGTTGTATATTTAGTTTTAAACTGTTGAAAAACAAATTTTTCAAGAGCAGCTTCTTCATTGAAAGTTACAATACCACCATCCTCTGTTTGAAATGTATATGGCTCCATTACAACATCCTATTTTGTAGTTCTAAATTATGGTAAATTTTATTAAATCAAAATTTCTTTAATATAAGTTAAAAATCTTTAAAGATTATATATTTTATGGTTTACTTTAGGCCTTTTCTACTGAAAGGATCTAGATATGGATACTTTTGATATTCTATTTATAATTAGTTTTATTATATGTTTTATAATCTTTTTATCTTTTGTCTTTAAACTACCAAAAGAAAAATCATTGTCAACAAAATATACTCAAATTAAAAATGTTAAATACTTTTTCTGATCATAACTACAGTAGGGCATATGCCCTACTGTAGTTTAAATCTATTGAAATATATATTACTATATTGACTTAAGGATGCATTAAGTATCCATTCTCTTTTGCTGAGGTTTACCATGACTTATTTTCCTCTTGTTGTTGCTAGATTCTTTACGATCACTCTTGACAAGGATGTTCTCGAACATACCAAGACTTACGAACATGAAAAAGAGACATACGAGTTCATCGTGAAGTGGACTGGCCTGACTCCGACCTGGAAAGTCGTCGCGCAGTTTAACTGCTTGATCAGAAATCTTGGAGGTTGGGCTCCCCTGACTTTCCTGTCGCTGATCGGCTTATCAGTCGAATATGGGTTTAACTCCAAGCTGTTCCTGGCGGCCCCCGTGGCGCTTAGTTTCGATCTGGTGGTGCTTCTTACCAGCATTATCCAGAAACTGAGCAATCCCATTTTTGGGCTTCTTTATAAGGAGGAACATATCTGAAAGGGATATGAACATGGACGAAAGCAATCTTGTTCCAAAACTGAGGTTCGAGTTCAATCTACTGATCCTGATGAGAGATAAAGATATACATGAAAATCAGGAACGGATGATCGGACTTCAGAACATTCTCATGAAATCTACTGCTTTTCCGAATAGCAGTGATGGCATCGTCTTCAAGGAGAACATCATTTCGGAAAACGAGCGCGAGTTCATTCTTGATATCATCGTCAAGAACACGCAGTTCAAGCTATATAGAAAGATGGGACTAGTTTCTGTTGTGTTTATATAAGTGGAAACTATGGGGGAGAGCATCATGCTCTCCCCCTTAATATCTTTTCTTTTTTATTTGAGATATATATTACTTATTTGAAAGTTTTAACCCTATCTAATGTATGATTAGGAGAGAGAAATGAAGGCCGATAAAGCAAATCTCGAAGGTGTTGTTTATCTCGCCTTCGCTATGTTCGGAATGATAGTAATCATGGTGCTCGCATATACTCCGGCACAATGATCATTAACTCTAGGGTGAGTTCATATGAACTCACCCTAGTATGTGGAGAATAATCACGTGGCAAAAATATTTCTTTGTAAGAAACATGGATGTGGGCACGAACTAACCAGTATTAAAGATAACGAAGTCTGTGACTGGTGTGGCTCGCCCATGGAGAAAATTGCTGCAATATTCGGCGTGTGAATAAGAGAGGGAGTGGCATATGCCACTCCCTCTCTCACCTTTTATTTTTTCTATAAATCAAGATGTTCTGATAGAGTACAATATCCAATACTTTCATTAGTAACATTTCTTCTAATATTAACAAGTTCGCAACAATTATTATTTATAACAGTTTGTCCATCATACATAATAATTTCATCATTACAATATTTTTTAATATTTGTAATAATCACCATAGCATTAGGGACGTGATTTTTAAAAATAGGATCATTGATCTGACACATTGTAACGTCACCAATTTTCAAAGACTTTGAAAAAGTTTGTATTTGTGACATTTCAAATGACATCCTATTTTAGACTGGGAGTTTAAATTTATCTACAGAAAGGCCAAAAATGTTTTTTCTACTTTCTGGCAAAGTATCAGAACATATATAAAGAGGTACATAACCAGTTTGTGATTCAAATGCAACAGCAAATAAAGGAATAAGATTTGTATAAGACATTTCGCAGGATGAAGCAAATAACTCATCTTGAATAAAGAAACAACTTCCTCTACATGTAGATAACACAGGACAATCTTTACAATTCTCTCGTCTAGACCAATGTGTACCAGTATTTAATTTTACTTCATCGAGTTTTGTAATATCACCGATTTTATGAGATTCACCATTCTGAGCTATGGTATTAGCAGATGTATTTTGACATGTCAATATATCCCCATTCATATTAACAACGAGAACATTTTCTGCATCTAAACCACAACCTTGTGGATCATTAACATGACTTTCAACATTAAAATGGGAAGTCATAACATTTTTTTGATTTGGTAATCTATCAAATAAACCAGGATTTTGTTTAAACTCTAACCAGTTATATAGACGTAAACTTTGCATTTCTTCATGAGTGAAATTAATCGAATCTTTACTATCATCAGAATAAGCAACAACATATCCCATTTCCGAGAAATTGATGATATCTCTCTTAGGAAATTTATTCATAAAGAATTCAATAATTTTTGATCTAGAGTAATTTTGTTTATTAAGAACAGATCCGAAACAGAATCTACCTTTGAATTTTTCCAAAATATAGTCGATAACTTCATAGTTAGTATCTAATGGATCATCACCACGGACGTGTTGTCCAGGGCCATCGTGAGACATAGACATGGTAAATCCATTATCAAATAGAAAGTCAGCAATTTCTTTTGTAAGAAGACTACCATTAGTAATAATACCAAAATTAGTTTTTGGCATAAGCGGTCTTAGTTTTTCAATAAGAGGTTTTAATTTTTTCCAATAAACTAATGGTTCTCCGCCCCAAAACTGTAATTTCCTAATACCACTTAAATCTACATTATCTATTAATTTATTAACAAATTCATCAACATCGTACTTATCTTTTGTTTCAGAGTGCGCTAAGAATTTCTGAGAACAATAACTACAATTGAAATTACAAGAAATGCCGAGCTGAATTTTCATGAAATAAGGAGTTCTTGATTTCTTACACGGAGTTTCTTTAGATACACTAAACGGAACTATAACTTCTGTAGATTCAATTTCCTTAGCTGAAATTCTATTCGTAAGACTATCAAAATAAAAATACTTTTGTTCTTCAGTTTCCCAATCTTCACAAAGAATTTTATAAATCATTGTACTTTTCTCCTCATCAGTCACCGGAACCGGCACCATTAGACAAGTCTACGATCGAACAATTACAGTTACAATTGTATTGACAATTACAATTACAATTACAATCGGCTTGTATACCAGTTGTATGACTATAAGCACACTGGTTTGTACCCATTGGAGTACAAGCACAATTACATTGTACCATATCCTCATTATAAATCCAATTTAAACCATCATAACAAGCATCGTAAGTAATAACAATTCCGCATTGAGAACCATCAAGTTTATAATAATTAGGACTACTAAAATTACACACAGATTCTTGCACACACTGTCCAGTAGAAGCACAATTTGTTGTAGTAGAAGTCGCTGTTCTTGTAATACTATTTTGAGAAGAAACAGGAGTAAAATAATTATATCCTCTTAAAGATTGTAACCCGTTTGCCATTCCATAAGGAGTATTTGCTTTAATAGTTGCCATACTCAATGTAGCATTAGAAGCGTTACCCATTAATACATCTATATCAGAAAAATTAATAGCACCAGATGTAGGAATATTTGTCATTGTTGATTACTCGTCAAATAAAGTAACAGATCATTTATGTCTGTACTGCCAGTTTCTATTCTTAATTTAATAAGATCTATGATTTCTCCTGTTGTATCAGATTTAATTTGTGTAGCAAGTTCTGTGGCATAAGTCGTTAACGTATCATTAAAAAATCCATAAATATCTTGTTCTGTTAATATAGTAGTTTCTATAGTACTTTTACCTGTTGTATCAGCAGCAACTAATTTAGTTTTATAGGCAGTAATAGCTGTTGTTATCTGATCATTTGTAAAACTGGACGCAATGGGCATTCCTTTTCTCTCCTATATTAGAAAGGTCTTGAGACAGCTAATGCAAAATAATCAATACCATTTGTCTGTGCACCAATTAATAGTTGTTTCTGACTATTAATAACGGAAGCAATACTATTTAAATAATTTAAGTTTTCTATATTTGCTGTATCTGACATCATTATGTTTCCAGAAGTCATATCGCCATCATAATCAGCATCAAGACCGGGTGCTCTTAATGCCGCAATAGTACAAGAATTATTAATAGGATTATCTAGGACAGGATATTGATTATATATCTTTCTTAAATTACCAGAAATAGCTGATCTCAGTTTTATGATACGACCAGGTGTCGTTGAAACCAAATGTATTTTACTGGGATAACAGGATTCATTCTGAATAACAGGATATCTAGTATTAAACATTGTCTTTTCGATACCGTTATGAATAGCACTGAATGTTGACAAATAGAAAAGTTCTAACCAGGTTAAAGGTCTAATATATTCTTTTTTGATCTGTCTATTAAAAACATTTTTAAAGTCATTCATACCACGGAATAATGTAATTTCATCTCCTGTATCATATACCATAAACAGATAATATTCTTTATTATTTTTATCTCTAATACTAACAGGACGTTTAGCAAAGTGAGGATTTTTAAATTTAGAAATAAGATCGCCAATAGCTTCATTTGTATTAAACTTAGCAAGTTCCTGATCAGTTACTTCCGTATATTCTAGATTTAATGTCGATTTATTTGTTAATAGAATTTTATTATTACCTCTTTGTCCAAATATAAAATCAAAGAATGCTACTCTAACCCAATGAACAACAGCCGGTTGTAAACCTTTAGCTGCTTGTAATACACCAATCTTCGTTTCATCTGGTTTTATAACTTGTAAATCATTTGGTGTCATACATTGATATGAAGCACCCGTAATAACATTACGAGTTCCCCATGTAATCTTACGTTGTGCCCAAACACCATTAATAAATCCTTTTTTACCATCAACGATATTGTAAATATATTCATAAATTTCAACCATCTTCTTTTGTAAATTTAATCTTACTGTATCGAACACAGCAGATTGCGCATTTTCCAATGAAGATAATGCTAATCCTAAGGATAAAGCGGATGAATAAATCTTATTAATATCATCTTGAGAAATACGCTGTTGATCTTCTTCGATATCTCGTAAACCGGCAGGAAGTACTAATAAATATTTTGTAAATAAATTACCTTCTTTCTTATATTTTTCAATATCTTTAATGCGATCTTCTCTAGCTCTAGATTCAGTTAATTTAAATTCTATTTTAGGAAGATACTTCATAAAGAAAGAGTAACCAGTACCGGCATCTATTGTTGTTTCAGGAGTTGGACACTTTTTAAAATCATTGATAGTATTATCAAAGATTGCATATTCTGTACCATTAATAATATTCTCATAAAGAGATCCTAATTTTATAATATTTTTATAAATGAGAGGTTGTAAAATATAAGTATGCATATCTATATACCCAAAACTAACTAATCTTTTTGTATCACCGATCATTCCAAAAATCTGTTCTGAGAAAAAACCTTCTGAGTGAAATGATGTACTCGACGGTTCATAAATGGCATGCGACGTTATTGGTAAACAACCATTTTCTTTAATATATTGCTCTGGATTAATAAGCCAAATATTTAATGCATTTTCGACTATCATATTTTTCCTTTCATTATATATATTAGGATTCATAATATCGTGTAATAAGTTAAATATTATTTATATTAAAAAATCATCTTATGATTAATTCATACTGGGTAGAAGGACCTATCCGATGGACCAGACAGTTAGGTATTCCGATGAATTGCGAGATAAGATTTTTAATAAATCATTTACTGATGAAGATATTGAAAAAATAAAAGCTATTAAACAAGATAAAGATGCATTAGATAAATTTTCAGAGAAGATGATTACTGGCGGATTGATTACTCCAGATAATATCTATATCGATTTACAATATTTTAAAGATTTAAAATTAGGATCATTGATGTCTCTTTTGTATAAAGAGTCAAAGATAAACGACGTTTCTGAAAAGTTTAATAAAATTAAATTAAACATGCAAAAATATACTGAAAGAAAAACGGACGATCTTTCTAAGTATTTTGATATTGGATATACTAATGATGATATTGATAATCACCTAAACGATCCTCAGTATTCTGATGAAATATTTATGTTATCTCCAGCTACAGCATTTATTCATGTATTATCATGTCAGACTCAAGTTAATGTTAATCATTCTGCTGTTATAGGAAAAAGAGATGTTATTACATTTACTGTTAATACTTATCCACTTAACTTGGGCAATACACCAAAACGTCTTCTTGGAGATTTTATCAATAGTGTCTATTATTGTAATTGTAATGTAATTTATAAATCCCCTTCTGATATAGCTAAGACAATAAAAGATTATGATGAATTATACTTATTCAATCTTGATAAACTAAGTCAGATTGATTTATTTCAAAAACAATTTTCAGAATTAACTTTCTTAGGAAAACGTATTTTTGCTCCTGCATTATTTAAAGATGAACATTCTTATAAAATTGAAGAAAGTCAAGTAAATGGATGGTTGAATTTAGGATGTGATTTTACATATGTTAGATCTGAACAGTTTTCTCCTGGTGTAGAAAAGGACAATAAGAAATGACAGACAGTATTTTTAATGGATTAGGATTATCAGATTTAAAATCTATAGACAATTCATCTCCTCCTAGTATTCAGAAAGAACAAATTAAAGATATAAATACTCCAGTCAAATCTCCTACAACAAATATCATTGATGGATTAGATTTAGAAAGCGATAAATTAGATAACGTTATGAGTAAGATCAATAATACTTTTAAAACAAAGAATAGAGTGAAAGAATTAAGTATAGATTTGCATTCTATAGATTCTAATGCTTCTTTACAAAATACATCAGATTTACATTCATATATTCTAGATCGTAAAAAGATCGCTACTAATTTAAATACAGCATTTAAAGGTTCTGTTAGTAAAGCTGTTTCTGGAGATAATGAAAAAACTAAAAATACTGGAGCTACTGTTAAAGGTGAGTTTGATCTTGCTATTAATACAATCATAAATGAAAAGATTTTACTAAATGGATTTACAACATTAAACAGAATTAATATAAATCAATTACAAGTCTTGAAGAACATAAATAAATTTAATACATCTATCTTTACAAACTATCTCTCACAGAGCTTATCATTACAATACAAACAGACCGCATTGACCAAAGATTTATTAAATGTTACAAGAGCAGTTGGGGCTATCATTGAAGGTAAGTTAGATGCCATCAAAATAAATACTTCATTGTCTATACCTAAAAAAGAATCGATGATTGATCATATCAAAGGAAGTATCAAGAAATCTTTTTATGATAAAATAGGAAGGACTGTTATAGATACTGGATATGACCTTGGAAAAAAGCATCTATTTGATCCTACACTAACAGCAGTTAAAGATATTAGTTCTGGTAGAAAATCTGTAAAACAAGTTAAAGATGAATTATCTGCACATATGAAAAAACAATATGATCATTATTCTAAAAAAACTATAGATCTTAAAAGACACAGCTTTGATGTAGCTAGAAGAAATGGTGGAAAAAGAACAGAGAACGTCCTTGATTTCTTAGATGATTCTGGTTCATATGTTAAAAATAAATCGATGGCAGCATACTCATTCACTTTAGATAAATTACATGAATTTAATGAAAGTGATTTTAAGAAAGATATCATAAATAAATATGATACGACATCTAGACGTATTGGTGTAAATGCTAGAAATTATAAACGCAAATTTGACCATCTTCATCTTAAAGATCATATTGAAGAATTCATGTCAGATATGACTCCAGATATGATTAAGAGATTGGCGAATGATAAGAAATTAAGAGATAGATATTTTAGAGCTAAAAAGAAACATATTCAAGATTTTATTAATAAGAATAAAACTGATTTAGGTGCTCATTATAGAGAAGTTGAAAAATCTTTAAAAGACAAAGTTACATGTTTTGAACAGTATGTAGATTCAAATGAATTTGTACATAAAAATCAAGTTAGATATAAAGCTTTAAAGCGCAAGATAAAAAGAACTGATTTCAAGAAAGAAATTACAAATAGTAAAAAATCAATTGGAAATAGATTAACAAATATTAAAAATAGTATTTTTGATGATAATGATATTCATGATGATATTACTGAAGATTATGTTAATTCTTCACATTCTAATAAATCTCATATCGCCAATGACGATATTGAAATTCTTAAGTTATATATTAATGAAATTAATAACTACAATAGAACAGGATCTGGTAAGATTCCGAGTGATGTTAAGAAACTAGCTAATGAATTAGGACTCATAAAGAAACAGTCTGTTAAGAATAAGGTTAGAAATCTTTCAAGTAGATATATTCCAAAAGCAGCTTCTAAATCAGAGTTTACAAGAATTACTAAAAATGTTAGATCTACAACTACGAATAGTTATAACACAGCAAAAGATAAAGTACGAGATACATACAACTCTATTACTGAAGATGGTGTTTTAAATAAGATTAGTAAATTAAAATCTGGAATAGGAAATAAGATTCCATTATCTGAAGAAACACGAGATAAGATTTTAAGTTATCTTCCTGAAATTAATGCGCTTGCTGCTGGTAAGAAAATAGCCGGTGTTCCATTAGATGTTTTAGAGATTTGTGGAGAAGCTGGTATTCTCCCAAGCAAAATTGTTTCGGTCGCTAGATTGGCTGATAAAGCAGTTGATAAAGGATACTTGCATCATAGTGCTAAAGGTGTCACAAAGAGAGTTCTCAAAGGACAACTTGCTTATGGTACTGGTGGTTTGGGTGGTAGTTCTGAAGGAAATGGAATATATGGTGGTGGAGTCAATATAGATTTAAATCCGCTTAAAGAATCTATTGATAGTTTTCACCAATCATTTAGAACATTCAGTGCCGCATCGTTAAAAGTTTTTAAATCTATGCAGACTGGTAGTGGTGCCACAGGGAATGGTTCTGGTAGCATAAATACTGTTCAAGAAAAAACTCGTATGCAAAAAATTATGGGTAAACTTAAATTCTGGAAAAAAGATAATACACCCAATAATAAACCTGAAGAGATTGGAGATATTCATAAATTATTTAAAGCTGCTACTACGGTTGTTGGCGGGTCTGCTTCTGTCTATGGAAAATATTTAAAGTTTATGGGACATATTCCTGCCTTTGGTACAAAGGTATTGTTTGGAAAACATGAAAATGATCCATTTGTTGATGTTTATAGGAAAGATCAGAGAGATGCAGGACATCCTCTTGTTACCAAAAAACAATTAGAAAAAGGATGCTATTTTAAAGATGGTAATCCTGTTAGAAATGTCTCTTATATTAAAGAACCTATTTTTGATAAGAAAGGTAATATGCTTGTTAGTGAAGAAGATATTAAAGCTGGATTAGTGGATATTAGAGGAAAGAATATAGCGAATCGTAAATTTACAATATCTCGATTTGGTAAAATGGCGGATATTACTGGTATGCTAGGAAGTAAAGCATTAGGTATTACTGGATCTTTAGCTAAAGTTTATGGTCATACTTTACTTGGTTTAGGAAAGGCTGGTTTTGGTGCTGCTAAATTCTTAGGTGGAAAAGCTGTTGATTTATTAAACGGAGATGCTGTCAAGACATTAACAAAAGGCGGTGTTGGTTTAGCTGGTGTTCTTGGTAAGATGTATGGTGGTATGTTTGGTATGGGTTTAAAAGGATTGGGTGGTGCCGGTAAATTTGGAACTGGGTTATTGGGAAATATGTTAGGATTTAATAAAGGTGGTGGAAATAAGAAGGATCTTGAAGAAATAGTTGGTAGAAGACTAGATACTATTATTGGTATTCTACATGGTAGTCATATACCAGTTCCTCCAAATTCTGGAAGAAATAGATTTAATAGAGTTGTTGGTGGAATGCATAATGTTGCTAATTTAAATAAAACAGTTAGAAATAAACTCAATGCAGTTATGAGAACAACTAGTCAATTAAGACCTAGAGCAGAATCACATATAGAACAGAATGCTGATAGACATCCAGCTCTTATGAATATTGTTAGTGCTAATAGTCTTAATCACTATGCTAATATGCAACATACTCCCGCTAATAATGTTGATCATGATAATAATGATGAGCATCACGATAGTACAGCAGAGACACTTATCGAATTGGCTATTGGAAATTATTTAAAAGATAAAGCTATAAAAGGTGGTAAATATGTATTTGGTAAAACTGCTACTGGTGCAAAGTTTATTGGAAAAGGAGTTGGTAAAGGCGTAAGCCTTGCTGCAAAAGGAGTTGGTGCTTCTGCTAAAGTTGCCGGTAAAGGAGCTATGATTGTTGGTAAAGGTGCTGCAAAAGGAACATCTGCTGTGGTAAAAGGTGTTATTAATGTATTAGGAAAAACTAAGTATGGTAGGATGGTATCAGCTGCTGCATTAACGGCAGGTGCTGGCTATGCTGCTTATAAAGGTATGAATAGAGCTGATACGAGAGCCAAAGAAGATCAGCGTAGTCTTTATGGATCTGCTGGCGGTGCAGCACGAAATGCTGTTGCTACAGATGCTGCGGTTTATGGTGCTGCTGCTGTTGGTAGTAAACTTATTTCTAAAGCTGCTGGCAAACTCGGTATTGACATTGGTGCAAAATTAGCTGCTAGAGCTGGTGCTAAGCTTATTCCTGGTGTTGGTCTTGTACTAGGGACGGCTTCTGCTGTCATGCGGGCACGGCGAGGCGATTATCTTGGTTCTGTATTAGAATTTGCAAGCGGTCTTGTTTCAACTGTTCCTTTCGTTGGTACTGCTATATCGGTTGGTATTGATGGTTATTTAGCATATAGAGATTATAATAATTCTTATAAAGTTGCTGATCATTCACAGAAGTTTATTACAAAAGATCGTGTTACTGCATATGGCTTTGATGTGAGATATAAAGAGGATGTTTTACAACTAGAACACGATGTTCATGTTGCTATGTCTGAAAAAGGAGCTAAAGTAACTAAAAGTAGATTAAGTTCTTTTGCTAAACTGTTTGGACTACCTGATCTATCGAAAGATCCTATTGCATATAAATATTTCTTACTGTGGTATAATAATAGATTTGTTAATATCTTTTCAAGATACTGTGCTATTCTAAAATCATTTGGTTTACAGTATTCAGTACAAGACGAAGTAGATAAAAACACTATGAATAAAGTTATACCTGAGTTTCAAAAACAAACTGCTAATATTGTTAATCAACATAAATCACTTGTATTATCTAAATCTGCGTTTGATAAATATAAAGCCGACTATGAAAAAAGTGAAAAAGATAAACAACAAAAAGATAAAGATAAATTACATCCTAAAACTGTACCAAATACTACAACAGATAATAAAGATAATAGTAATTTAAAAGTATTAACGGCTCTAGAAGTTAGTAAACTTAAAACAACACAAGTAAATAAGATATCACCAGAACATTTTCCTGATAAAAATAGTAATAGTAATAGTAATAGTAATAAGTCTACTAAAAAAGTCGTAGCTAGTCATGTCATGACACCAGCCGAAGTTATTGCAAATAGATCAAATAAACTTCATGAAGATTCTCCAAGAGGATTCGATAGAGCAACTAAAACTGTTAAAGAAAATAATCCTAGAGATATTGCTAAGTTTAATAAGAAAGTTGTTGAAACTTCTGTTGATCAATCTAGTACGGTTTCTAAATATGTAAAAGCTAAAGATGATGAATATGGTCCTCATATGCCTTCTGGTCCTGCAAATGACAATTCAAAAACTGTTGTTGGTAATGATAATACTGCATTAATAAGTAAAGCCAAAACAGCAGTTGCTGCTCCTTCTACTCCGTCAAGTCCGGACAGTCTTGGTTCATTAAGTGCTAAATTTGAATCTTCTGCAAAAGGGTCTTCTGCTGTTGGTTATGATAAAGTTGGTGGAACGTCATATGGTAAGTATCAGATAGCGTCTGCGGTTGGTACATTTAGTGCGTTTATTAAGTTCTTAAAATCTCAACCTGGTAATGGTCCTATTGTTGCACAGCGATTAGAATCTGCTGGTCGTGCTAATACTGGATCTAAATCCGGTACTGTTCCTGACGAATGGAAAAAAATTGTTAGTGAAGGATTAATGAGTGATTATGAGCATGCATTCATTAAGAAAACTATATATGATAAAGCTCTTGATAAAATAAAAGGAAAAGCTAGAGAATACGTCGATAAATTTAAAGCAGTACAACAAGTATTGTGGTCAACTGCTGTTGGTAGTGGTGCCGGTGGCGCAGCAAATATATTTAATTCTGTTGGTGAAAAAGCACAAAATGTTTCAGAATTTATTAAAGCTGTTTATGAAAAACGTAGTACTAAATATGGTAGTTCTACTGCTGGTGTACAAGCAAGTATGGTAAATAGATTTAAGGATGAATCTAAACTAGCACTTGGTATGATTGGTGGAGAGGGTGATAGTACTATGCAAGTTGCTAGTGCATCGACTCCTTCTGCTCCTACGACAGATACAAAACAGGCACCCGCTAGTTCTGGTGGTACACAACCGGTACAGACGGCATCTGCTTCTAGCGATTCTTCTGGTATCGCAGGGTCTGGTCCTAGCGTTGGCGAAACACAAGCTAGTCAGTCTATTGCAAAACAATCAATGCCGAGTTCAAGTGGTGGTAATTCATTAGCTATGAATGCTTTTAATGGTATGGATAATACGGTATCAACATCAAATACTGTTGCACAGAGAAGAGGTGCAGTTGCTTCAACTGCTGCTAGAAACAGTACGATGTCTGCTAATTCTACTGCCAGAGATATTACAACAACTGCTAATACTGTTGCTGATACTGCAAAAAGTATTGCTTCATTGACAAACGTTATGAAAACTGCATTTGGCGTTAAACAAGATGGTACAAGCATAATGCATGATATGCATAAAACATTAGCTACTAATACTAAACAACCTCCGATGGTCAATATGCCCATTTCTACACATCAGGATAATCGTACTCAGGTTAGTCATAATGAAGAAAGTGGTAATAAAGATGCTTATGATGGTTTTGGTATAAACATTCAAAAACAGATGGTGGGGTAATTCATGACAAGCATAGCCGATAATAATGAAACACTTGTTAGAAATGCATTTATTGTATCATTTTCAGAAACTGGTGATTTTAATAACTACATAGAAGTTCTTGGTTATGAACTTCAGTCTGATTTAGGAACTGATGGTAGTGGTACGGTTGATAATCCATCAACACCTACTGCTGTACAGTCTATGTTAGATTCTCCAAGTGCTGATGGTGCTATTCCTGTATATTTTACAAAGAGAAAATGTAGAGATACTTCTATTGGTGGAAATGATGCTATTAACTGTTTACCACAATTTTGTAATAACGATGATATTCCATATGATTTAACATCGAGTAATGCAACTGGTGGTTATTTAGATGGAAATAATTCTAGTGGTATAGGTCAAATGGGCAGAGTTTATAGTCAGATGTATGATGATACAAAACGGATTGCATATTTTACATTTGGTGTTCCTAAATTTAATAACGTTGCTGATTTCTATTCAAAAGCAGTTAGTGATAAATTACTTAATTTAATGAATAACGGCGAGTCTAGTGTTACTATTGGTAATCTTGTTGGTACAGTTATTGGTACAATTATTAAACTTCCTGCTCTTCCGCTTATCTGGATTTATAATGCTGTCCAAGGCGCTACAAAAACACCTATTACAAAGTACTATGATTTTAAATCAACTATGCCTCTGTATTACAGATGTGTCAATTCGTTTCTTATTTCATTAGCAATTAATATGGGTTTGTGTAATGATGGATATTTTACACAAGGAAATGCTAAATTAAATTTAGATCAAAATGGTTCACAAACAGAACCGACAAGTACAGCACAAGAAGCTATTGCAGACTCTGTTGCAAGTAGTCTTTCTCCAGGTTCTGCTACTGATATGCCAGATCTATTTAGAGATTATGGATTTGATATTTTTCAGATCATGTTAAGAAAACATAAGTATGAAGATGTTAATTTTAATATTGGTAGCATGTCTACAGATCAAGCGTTGCAGAACTTAATGAGTGGTTCGGTTACAACCGAAGATACTAGCGGAACTATCACAGATGATACAAGTACTAGTACTACTTCTATTATTGAAGAATTTACAGACGATTTTATTACACAATTCGGATCACAGGTTGTTGGTACTCTTTATGATGCCGCATTATTTGTTGGGTTTAGAGTAGAAAAAGGCACTGATACATCTGAATCATTTGGTAATCAAACTGGTAAATCAGCTATGGAAGAAAGTGTTAACAGTAGAATAAGTCAAAATAGAGGAAATATTTTTAATACCATGGCTGGAAAATTATCTGGTACCGCTTTAGATGGTTTTGTTAAAGCTGGTATTGATGTTGCTAAAGGTGTTGTAGAAGGCGCTGGTCTTCAGGGTATTGAAAATGTTGTAGCCGGAACTGCTTATATAGACTTTCCTGAAGTTTGGATGAATAGTGATTTTAGCAGAAGTTATAGTTTAAATCTGTCATTAAGATCTCCTTATGGAGATCCTTACTCACTGATGCAGAATCTTTATATTCCATATGCTATGTTGTTTTGTGCTGCTGTTCCTAGGTCGGCTGGTCAGGCTGCATATACATCACCTTTCTTATGTCGTGTTTATTGTCGTGGTATGTTTTCTATTCCATTGGGTATTATATCTTCTATGCATGTAAAACGCGGTGCTGATCAATATGGATGGACATATGGTGGATTACCAACATGTCTTGATATTAGTATGGATTTAAAAGATCTATCTCCCGCTCTGTATGTTGCTATTGGTGGTGATGCAGATGGTATCCCTGATATCTTTGGTGCTAACTCATCATTCCAAGAATATATGGCTACGTTATCTGGTATTGGTTTGAAAGAACGCATGTCTTTCTTTATTAATATTAGAAAGAAAGCTGAATATATACTAAAGTTACAATCTGCTACTAAGTTATCTCCTTTCTATTGGGGTATGGTCGCTGGTGATTCATTACCAGGAAGATTGATATCTCGTTTTATTCCATCTCGACTTAATACAAACTAAGTTTAAATGACATAGAGGGACCACGAGGTCCCTCTATGTTGTTAATCATGTTTTAAAATTATAGTATAGATTTGGCCCATTTTAAGGGATATCCATCATGGATTTCAAAGAGGCAACAGATTCAGTTTTGTCATATCTATTAGACGTTTGTTTTAGTAAATTATCAAGTCTTCCTACTTTGGGAAAAGAAGATATTAAAAAGATCATCGATACTCTAATTATTGAAAAGAAAGCTACTATTGCTGTAAATACAGATCTTGGTATTTGTGTTACTAGACTTGTTGATTTCGGCAATTGGGATGATTATTGCTATGGTATCGTTGATACGGTTGCTAAAGATATTGCTAAATATATTAGTACTAATTTACATTTCATCAGAAATGATGCTGTTGATATTGCTACTCATATTTCCAATAAAATTGAAAGCAATTTACCAAATGTTGAAGACCCGATTATATATGAAAAGAATATTATTGATTGGGGTCGCTTAAATGATGAAAATTTGATGTCTAATGTTTCATTGATTTTAAATAATAGATTCAATATGGAATCTATTGCCTCCACTGTCGGTTCTTCTGTAATTGCTATTAATAGAATTAAAAATTCTAAGATCAAAACAATCCATACTGATTATATTACTAAAGTTCTTAAATCGACAGAGTGTAATGAATTTACCAGTATTCTTACTGATAATATTTCTTTTGCTAGATTTGTCATTGACTTAGCAGATAAGTTAGCACACGCCTTTTATAGAACTAATCTAAAATCAATTATTGAAAAAATTGATTACTATGAAGATAAAATTATTCATCTTGGTGCCGACAATGAATTTGGGGAATCTGCTCCCGCTCTCGATGAAAATATTGAAGTCTTAAAAGTTGTTATTATGTTAACTCGTTATGTTCTCAATTACTATCGTAATATCAATAAAGATGTTTTATTCTTTGATAAGACCACGATCAATTCTGATGCTTTACATGATGTTGACCACGATGCTGTTGATTTATATTCTATCTTTATCAATAGTAGTAAGTATAATGGACGAGATGTTCGTTTTGGTGTCACGAAAGATTATGTTAATTCTTCTAAAGAGAATCTTAAAGATATTGTTGAAGCTACACAGAATGAGCGCAATAATAATTTTAAAATCATCTATGAGAATAAACAACGTGAATTGTTAATTTATGAGATGAATATGTATTATAAAGACTTGATTGAAAAAGATCCTAGAGCTAATATTCTTATTGATAAATTGAATGATTCTATTGGTTTATCGATCAGTCTTTTGAATACAAATTCTCTGGTTGATATTTTGGTCAAATTTGTTATTGAAATGGAAGATAATAAACTTATGAAATTGTTATATACTGCCATTAATTATTATATCAACAAATTAGTTGATGTTAAAGAAATCTCTTCTGAAGACATCGCAACAACTTTATATTTGGGAACTGGTGATACTATCTTGACTGTTATCGAATAATCTATTTATGACTTGATCACGGGAAGGGCGTAGGCCCTTCCCGTGATAAGTACATCTCAATTTGATAATTTAAATGTAATATTAATATTAGGCTCTAACGACAATGTATTTGCAATAGGATCACAAACAAGTTGTAATGGGATAACTGGAATCATATTTGTATTCTGATTAAACAAAGTTTGTAGTGAAGTATCGCCGTTGATACCATTAACATCAGCAGATGTAATCTGATCGGGGAATGCATTTTCAATTAATGATTCAATATATGTCATTGATATAGTTTCTTCTGTAAGAACAACATTTATAATATCGATAACTTTATTCTTAATAACATTCTGACTGGATTCACTATCTATAACAGACATTGTCACATAGAGAGTCATATCAAATATCAAGCCAATATCAACAGTTGTTGTTTTACCATTTCCAATATATAAAGTAATATTTCCAATTGAGTTATTAGGAACAAAGTACAACTCTGTTCTTTCTAACAAACTATTTTGCATAGTTGTAATAGTAGTAAGGTACGAATTGACAACAGAAGATAAATTCGATACAAAGGATATATCTGTTGTATTATCACTATAAAACAGTCTAATATCAAATAACATTGAAGTGATGTAATATACTAATGTTCTATCGGCCATAACAATAGGATTGCCAAACTCATCTAATACTAAATCATTGATATTGTGTTCAATTATTTTATTTCCTGTAGCATCTAGAACAAAGTCTCCACTATTATGAATAATTGTTAATTCAGGAACTCCATTATTAATTGTATATGTAGGAACCCCAGTACTATCAGTTGCATATACATCATTCTGATAGGTATGATAAACAGTACTGATATATTTTTTATATGTTTGTGAACTATAAGAAGCATCTGTAATATTAAAGATTGTATTTGATAAATTAGTACCAAAAATAATATCAATAGATTGTTTACTAATACCAATATATTTAGTATAAGGACTTATTAATGATCCAGTAATCGTAGAGTCAATAGCTGCTCCAGTGATAACACCAGGAGCTACTAAAAAATAAACTTCAAATGTAGTTTCTAAATCTATATAACAATCTGTAGTATCTGTTTGTGTTTGATACAATGTTGTTTCAAAAGTATCGTCATTTTTAATAAGGTATGTTGTTGGAATAGACACTTCATAAACATACATGGAAGAACCATTTGTAGCAGTCTGTATTCCGCCATATGTTGCATAAGCATACATGCTACTACTATCAGAAGCAACTGTTTTTAAAAGAACAACAACATTAGATTGATCAATAGCTGTCATATCTGATGTAGGAATACACCCTAATGTAATATTAAAACCACCAGTACCATTATCTAAATGATTAACGATCACATCGACAATAGAGATCTGTGCACTCACATTTGAATTTTCAGCAATGAAATTGATATTATTACATTTAGGAGAAGTAAGATCATAAGAAACTGAAACGGGATAATCTTCTGATAAATATGTTACAATATGGAAAGGACATTTTAAAATAGTTTCGTTGTTTAATAATGTTGCCAGGTCAGTTTTTGATAATTTATCTAAACCAGAAACATATGTATCTGTTAGTGGGGTTGCGACCATACTTATTTTAGAATATGTATAATACATTGTTGGTAGTATAGTTATTGTATTACTATTAAAGTTAAGAATAGATTTAATGTCTGAAGTATTTGTTGTATCTATTTGAATATTACCATTAACTAAAGGAACATATGAATTGGCACCACCAGAAATAGTAGCACTACCATTAAGAATACGAGATGTGATATTATCAACATATCGTGTTAATGTAAATCCATTCTTAGCAAAGAATGTTTCTAATTCTTCTTCTGTCACAGGGACTGAATCATCCAGAGCATCTGCATTAATAGCTGCTTTTAACTGATCAAATGTTAATGCACTAGAACCTCCTGTAATAACAGTATCTAATGGAGTTAAACTCAATGTTGATAAATTCTTTAAAATAGAAGAATATGAAGTCACATCATAGAAATCTAAGTTAAGATCGATATTACCAGTAGAAGACTCTACTGATGTAATAACATAGTCTAATGATCCTTGTGTTGTATATGTTTCAATTAATATCTTGTTTCCCATAAGTCCACTAGAAAAATAAACTGATGGAATAGTTACAACATAAGACGATATGTCTGAATAAATATCAAGCTTAGCTGTAGGAACAGTAACATCATAAACATCTTTTGTTAATGTATATTCAATTTCTTCCCATGCATTATTTGTTCCAGTATTTGTATAAATCCTAGCAGCATAAAACTGATCAGTATAAGGAATAGACATATTAAAACCTTCAGTATCCGTAATCGTTTTTTGACTGACGGATACATCAAATTGAAAAACAGGGATGTCTATACTAATTAGACTTAATAATGAAAATGAATATGGTCCAATTGTTGTCAAAACATTAGATGATAATGTATAAAGAGGATTTATAACTGAAGTATCCCAATAAATATTAAATGTGTTTGTAACACTATTGATATCTATATTGATAGGATAATAAATACCAAATGTTAAATTTCCAATTGTAAAAATAGTTCCTCTCGGTATAACAACTCTATTGTACTGAGAATTATATTTAATAGCATTACTAATGAGGTAATTTGCATCTAGAGTAACACGTACTGTTGTATTAGCAGGTCCTGCTGTAATTTTTACGAAATCGAAGTTACTAACATGATAGAGCAGTTCTTTCATAGTTGTAGCTCTTTGAGCATAATAAACATTATTAGCACTTTTGAATAGATTAACTGATTGTGAACACATAGAAGACCCAGCTTCTAATAAATTACAAAAAGCATTATTAGGATCAGCGATATCATATATTCCATTTTGTCTATTGGAAATTTCATCTAGAATTTTATAAACCATAGTTCCCGGATTTGCTAATATTTCACTTCCTAATGTAATATCATCAAACATCGATCTTGTCTCCTTTAGACACCCATAGTCTCTTTCATAGCTTCAACAGATTTTGATGGTAACGTTGAATTTACTGTAATGTCTTCAAACATTGATTCTATTTTACTTTTATATGGGTTGTCTAATGATTTATCTGTTAAGAACACCATTTCATTCATACCCACTTTCTTACTATTAAATAAACCATAAGTATCAACATATGGAAATCCGATATAGTTATAATTTGAAGAGACTGGAACTTTTGTATAACTTTGTATATCAGAAATAGTTTTATCTCCGCTGAACTTCATAGTAACTCTATTAAAATCTTGAAATATCATAGGATTCATATATTCTATTTTATTACAGAAGAAGTTTACGCTTAAATTAATATTCTCATGTAAGAATGCTTGTTTTTCACTATGATTAAATGACTGACCAATAGGGTGTGATTTGAACATACATCCAGTTGCTTTAGCCCATTTTGTAATATACTGTCTTGAAGGATCTAAAATAAATCTATAAATAGAACATGTATAATTCATTCTTCTTAAGAAGATATCGTCCTGATAAGCAACAGTTAAACCAGTTGGTAATAGTTCAACATAATGCAACCAGTAATATAACAAAGCACTGATAAAACTACCTTGAATATCTCTGAATGTTAAATTTAAATCATATGTTCTATTCAACATATCTGAACCACGAACAAATGTAAAATCTTCACAGAAGAATCCTTCTGCAATTGTTTCAGTATCGAGTGTAGGATCTGGCCAACCAGTCTGACTCATTAATGTATTAGATAATGGGATAAGAAAAGGAGAATTATTATCAATAAATGGACACTGGTCCGCTAATGGTTTAAATACTCCAGAATCTGCTAAATATGTATCCAGCATCATTCTGACTGCAAAATTAATACTTGTAGTATCAATGGTATCTAACATAGCCATTACGTTATCTCGTCTTAAAGAAGGCATAGATAAATTAAGTCTAGGTCTTGTTATAAAAGTAAGACCTGGTGTATCAGTAACAGGCAACATAACATTTCTATTAAATCGATCATACGATGCCAAAATGTTTTCATATTGATACTCAGAACTGCCGAAACCCGAATACATAAAAGATTGTTTTGTAAGAAGATCCATTATTTCTTGGTGTTCGCCATCATAAAGACTTATATTTCCAGTACTAGCTTTTTGTATTTCATAGTCGCCCATATGGAATTCGCCTCCATAAAGTGTACAAATCATAGTATATTTTAAAAAGATATTTTATAGATTGTGGAATTATAAGGATTTCCAAAATGGCTATTCCTGCCGTGCTTACTGCCGTCTCTGGCGTTTCGTCTATGCTTAATGCTGTAAAGTCATTAGGTGTTAAAACTCCAGAAGGTGAGGTTACTGTTGGTGATGTTATTAATGCCACTAAAGATATTAAAGATAGTGCTAATGTAAGTCTTTTTTCATTTGCTAAAAAGAGCATGATCATAAGCCGTATTTACATCGACGAAACTGTTGCTTCTGAACCTATCATGACAGATGTCGTTAAAACAACACACAACTTATTTGCTGCTCTTGTCCTTAATGCTCTCCAGATGAACAATTATGTTACCGGTGGTAAGACTATTGAAAGCATGATTAAGGTTGTCGCTACTGAATCTCTGACAAAAGAACATGTTTCTTCTATTGCCGCTTTCGAAGCTATGAATACAACATATAAAACAAAAATTAAATTAAACAGAAATGTCTTTAGTTTAGAAGATTTAAAGGAAGATGAATTTAAATATAAGCAGCAAAAAGATGCTGTTGATTACATCATCGACCATAGTAAAGATGCTTATAAAAGAAATAAAGATGAACAAGATCGTACTCATCAGGACAATCGTGATAAGACACAAGATGAGAAAGATCGTTTGGCTCAGAAGAGCAGACAACAAGATACAATGCTTAAAATTATGGATCTTGAAAATAAGAATAAGCAGACTCCTTATGGTACAAAAGGCCAGGTTGTCTCATTAGCTGGTGACAATCATATTCCTGCTGGTAAAGTTATTGAAGTTACTCTACAGAACCCTGATAATCATCACGCCAATGTCACTATTAATTTATTAGTTCAGATGTCTCCCTACATCATGCCGATCCGTGTTGCTATTGAAGCTATTAAACTGAATGTTGTTCATACATTTATGCAGCGCTACTTACAGTGGAAGACTGGTGAGATTTCTTTCTGGGGCGATCTTGTGTTTAATATGGATGTTATTCGTGATCGTAATAAAGCTATGCGTCAGGATAGCACTGGTATTCTATCTGAGATGGCTAAACAGCAGACTAAAAATCGTGGTAAAGCATATGCTAATATTGCTTATAAGCAAGCAGACCGTTCTCGCAATTTAGCAAATGCTGTCATGGTATTTAGCGGCGATGCTGCTAAATTGGCTCAGGCAGAATCTGGTTTTACATTTGAAAATAAAGAAATGCGCGATGACTTCTTTGCTAAGTCTTTTACCATGATGATTATCATTGTTGATACGATGTACAATACTGTCACTATGTATTACAATGGTTTAGATACTGTTTCTACATTTACATTTGATCAAATGAAAACATCTGCTAAGGGTGGTGGGAACTTAGATATTGTCTCTGTTCTTAATGCTTTAAACCAGGGCAAGGCTCCTAAGTTCTAAGAAAGGTTCTTTCCATGAAATTTATGTTAGGTGGGTTCTTCTCCCGCATCTTCAAGTCTAAGAAGAATTCTATTCGTAAGTCTGATTTATTAGATATTATTGATATCAATCTTGAAAATGTTGACGATATGATCGATATCACTTCTAAGAGTATTGATGTCTTAAAATCTTTAACGGTTATTATTAGAAATAAGAAACAGAACCATAACATTTCTGATTTTTATAATCATTATAGTAATTTCTTGAAGTTGACAAATACTACAGTTGCTGGTTTAGAATCTAAAGCTATGTTGAGTTCTTTTATTACTCTATTTAAGATCATGGAAAACGATTTGACAATTATTAGAAATGAATTTAATACTGTTTTTAGTGCGGGAACAGACCCTACTGAGATTACTATTGAACAGATGAAGATGTCTCATGCTTCTTGTATCGGTTATATTCAGTTCATTCCTAAAGTTATCAACTTTTATACTTACATGTTTGATTACATGATGGCAGATGCTACAAATACAGTCGATACTGTTCCTCGGTATCGTATTGAAGAAATTATTGCAAATACGAATGCTGTTGCTTCATTCTTTGATATTCTATTCAATCGTAGATCTGGTCAGACTATTTTAACTGAAATTGAAATGATGCGTAAGAATAATAATGACTTCTTTATTCAGACGGATAAAGTCGTTATTGATGATACTGTTAATTTCAATGATTATAGCATTGCTATTAAAGGGTTATTGAATACTGGATTTGCTGTATTCTCTCCTATTTTGTTTGTTATGGATTCTATTGAAAGTGTCAAGCGTCGTATTAATGAAGAACGTAAATATAGAAAAGATTGGTTATTGGCTAAGATTTCATTATATCGCCAGATGATGCAGAAGTTGGATACTGAATCTGCCGATTATAGAAAACTCGAAGAATTGGTTAATAAATTGAATGACGAAGTTACAAAATGCGATAAGGCTATCCATGATTTCGAGGTAGGCCATGGCTAATTCAAGACTCGATAGACAGGCTGATATTAAGAAATTCAAGTTACTGAGTAGTGATTCTGATATTGCTTATTTTATGATTATGGTTCTTAAGTATACCAATCTACTAAGACGGTTTAATGATAAAAATTATGTATTTGAAAAAGGTATTCATTATCTACATGAATTCAAACAGTTCTCATTGACACCAATGCCAACTGAATTAGATTATGATGAGCAGTTTGGTGTCTATGGTAATAAAACTAAAAATATTCAGAATACGGTTTTACAGAAATTTATTTCATCTTCCATTAATACAAATATTATGACAATGTATGCTGGTCTATTTAAATGTATTGATAGAATGACAACTGGTAGATCATTATCAGTAAATATTGATACATTAGATCCCATTTCTTTAGAATATGTTAAATCTATATTGAAGCTAACTAATTTCAATAATACGAAAACTATAAGTGGCGATAACAATATTCTTTATAATTTGGAAACAACACTTTATAGTACAATGATTGGCTCTTTAAATGGTGTTGCAAAATCCATTTCTTATATCAGCCCTTTTATTGACAAGATAAGAACTATCACAACATCTGAAGTATTAGAGTTTAAAGATCATGTAAGTATTTTAAGAATTTTTATCTATATCATTTGCAGAATGACAAATACAAGTATAAATGAAATTGAATGTAATTTTAAACATGTTCATCATAGAAGATTAGATTTTAAAATATCTAATAGCACACTATTGTGTGCTCCTATTTCTCTTCCTGTTATCAAATCTATTCCAGAAGAAAATTATCAAATTTCGAATGATGGTAGTGAATACCTTATTGCTATGGAAGATTATTTCTCTAGATTAGCAGGCTTGTATACACGATTCAATGAAGACAATGTTTCAGTCATTAATAAGAAGTTAAAATCTCCGTTATATACTACGAATGCTATTTGGGGCTAGTATTTTTCACAGACACAAGAACGAGTCAAAAATCATGGCAAATACAAAAAAGCGTATTTCACTATCGAATGTCATTTCGATTGTGTCTCAGTTCAAGGATGCGATCAATGGTGTTCGTAGTGGCCTTGAGAATATGCAGCATATTAGCTGCGAATTGAAAGAATCTCGTCATATCGCTAATGTTCTCAGACACGGTGGTATGAACAAATCTATTATCTCTATTATTAATCCTGGTAATATTCACACTGGTTCTATTAAATCTATGCCTGCTCAAGAATCCCTTGATGATGTTGATGTCGATCCTACAGATCGCCGTGTTGAAAGTTTAACTTCTGAAATAGATGATATTAATGATTCCAATAATACTCGTATAAAGGATTGGTTGGGTAATGTCAGAGATAACCTTGGTGAAGTCTTCTCGAAACTCGAAGACAATGTTGCTCTGCTTGATGCGCAATTGGATAAAACTTCTGCTCGCCTTTCCACGAATAGTGTTGAAAATACTGAAGTCAATAATACTGCTCTTGTTGCGATCAATTCTTCGGCCTTGTTAGAAAAATTAAATGTACTTAAAAATCTGATTAAAGATATCGATATTAAACACATTGATCCTCTGGATAATGATAGTATTAATGCTGTTGCTGAACATCTGAAATCTTTTGTTGAAGCTCTCAATCCTATTACTGGTGCTCAATATGATCAGTCTTCAAATACAATTATTCATTTAAAAGATAATATCAAAGAAAATTATATTGAATCGAAGGGTACTGTCAATAATCTCGGTTACAGTTACCAGAATGTTCTGGAAATCATTACCGCTGCTGATGAACTCTGTGATGAACTTGAAGTGCTCATCGGTCGCGCTGAAGGCATTTTGACCAATGTCTCTGACATGGTCAACTATGCTCATGGTGTCGACAATGATGTTCCGCCTCAGGTTGAAAATGCTATTGGTAATGAGGATGATATCGAGACACCGTCAAACGTGTCACAAATCGACATCATTCATGATAATATAGCTCATCACGTATCGCTGTTTATCGAAACTATTGATGCTGCGTTATCGTGCATTTCTTGTGTTCTGCATGTTGCAGATCCGTTTACAAAGAAAGAGGACATCATGCCTGATATAGATGAAAACTTGGACATCGTCACCGACGCCGAAGACATTCTGGATGCCGATCCTGCCAATCTGGTGGTCGAAGACGAGGAAGTCGAAGTTCCCGCCGACCTCGAATTCGGTGCTGTCGAAGATGCTGAGCTGGCTGGCGAAGGCAATGGCGCCGAGAACACCTTCGAAGATCCTATCGATCTGCCGGAAAAGACCGAGGACAAGCTGGAAGGTGAAGGGTTCGAGGACCCCGAGAACGACGGCCAGCATCATGAGATCAACAACGACGATCCCGAAAATGCCGGCAATGGCGAACGCCATGAAGAAGACTCGGCCGGCGCCGAAGTCGATCCTGAAAACCTGTAATTTTTCAGGCTGATCATATACCAGGTGGAGCATTGCTCCACCTGGTATAGATTTTCTTATTATTTTAGACCACTTTATAGATCATTTCTTTTTTATACGAAAGGACAAAAATGTTAACATATGGCTTTGAACGCATTTCTTTTCAAAATAATAGTAAATTAGCTAAACGTATTTTTACTTGTGTTAATGATACAATGATTAAGTTAGAGGATAAATATAATGAAGTTAAAACATTTACGATAGGAACTGTACATCCATATACTGAAATAACTGATAAGTTTAAGAAAGAGTTAGAGACTATTGTTTTTGAAGAAACCGGAGTAAACAATCAAGTTTTTGTAGATCCTTCTTTAACTTATTTTAATGGGGCTATGTTAACACTATTTGATCCTATCATTGAAAAAGATGATTTAAATTCTCATATTTATATTACTGATGCTATGCAAGGAACACATAACGATATAGAACATAATAAATCTAATTATAATTCATATAAACAAACATTAGAAATAATTTCAAATAATTTAGATCTAAATACTTCAAGATTAAAGTCTAATGTTTCAAAGATAAGATCAAAGTTATTTTTATATTTATCAGTATTAATGAGTAAGTGCTTATATCCTGTTCATATTACACCAGAAGAAGTGACTGCAATGATCTTACATGAAATTGGTCACACTATGACATATATTGAATTATGTACAGCTATGTATCATAGATGTGATATTATTTCAAATTCTGTAAAACTATTACAATTAGAAAAAGATGATGAAATTTTAAATAAATACGGAACTGATCTTATTGAAATCATTAAGAATAATAAAGACCTAACAACTATAGAAAAAGAAAACTTAATTAAATTGATAACTGACGATAATAAGAATAAAGCATATAATTTAGGAATAGCAACCATCATTACTGCTATATCCGATAAGAAACTTATTTCAGATAAAAACTTTCAGAATGCTAAAGTAAGTGATATCGTATTAACTAAATTAAACTTTGCTTATATAGAAAGAATAGCTGACGAATTTTGTGTTAGGCATGGATATGGTCATCATCTCATCTCTGGGCTTGAAAAATCTAGAAAATATCAGTTAGGAGATTTCGATACTAAGTATGTACCGTATGTAAGAACTGTCTCTACTTTAACATTATTAATGAAATATTTCTTTGGTCCTATTACAAACGGATTCATAAGTGGATACGATGATGATATCTTAAGATGCGAAGAAGTTTATTTTAATACATTAGTTCGATTTAAAGATAGTAATTTACCAAAGGATGTTTCACTAGATTTTATTAATTCTATTAAATCATTGAAGAATACTATCAATGAGATTAAGGAAAGAGATATTCATAAGTTTAGAAATTTGATATTCAGTACTATCCTACGTATATCAAATTCTGGATCATTATCAGATATGTTAGCATCTGCAAATATGATTAGAGATTATGAGATTTTACAGAAGATGACAAACAATCTTATTCGTAATCCTTTTTACTATCAATCAGAACGACTAAAACATTTTTAATACAGTAGTCTGAGAAGGCCTCTCGGCCTTCTCAGACTAGGATATCTATATAAATTGTAATTCGTTTTATTTCAGATATATATTACTATTTTGCATAGATAGATATAGAAGTCTCGTTTGTGCTAGATACGGCAAGGTATCTATAAGTAACTTGAGGAGAGCCATCATGTCACTTAATCCCGAAGATGAACAGTTCGGCGATGATGGCGAGCAAGGAACTCCTAAGTTCGCCCTTCCTCCGAGAGAGCTTAAAGCTGTCCCGTTGGAGGCGACACCCGAACGAGTTGCGGAGCTTAATCGTCGAGGAACGGTTGTTGCCAATATCCTCAACGAACTTGTTCGGCAGGATGAGCTCGCAGGCTTTACGCCGGAACAAATCAAGATCCGACATAAAGCTCAGTACTACCAAGCTTTAGCATTACAGACGCTCAATCCGAACGCCTGCATCACAATTATCGATCCTTTGGAGAATCTCGAAATGCCCAAGAACAACGAAACCCTCGTCGACATCGCCAATTCCCAGGCCGTCAACCTCGAAACCATCGAAGTGAAGCCCGAGATCATTCGACTCGAATCAGGCGAACTTGTGCAGGTCCTGCGTCTGTCGAACGGCCAGATCATTCCGCTCAATCAGCGTGGCGGCATCAACCAGACCACCGGCAATCCCCAGATCATTTCCGTTCCGGCGGAAAAGGAAGAAGAAGAAGGTTATTCCTGGAAGAAGATCGCGCTCGGCGTGGTCGGCCTCGCCATCGTCGGCGGCGCCCTCTATTACGGCTACAAACAAATCAGCGGCAATTCCGAAGCTGTCGGCGATGTGGCCATGGCTCTGGCTGAAGTCTGATCGGCATGGATGGGGGAGAGTAACATCTCCCCCTCCGTCCATACAATTTTATTTTTCTTTATGTGGAGAAAAACTATGGATGACCTCATTGAATGTTATTTGATAATCGATAGCATTCAATTTTATTATACTTCAAAACATGATGGAGTTTGTGTTATTCAGGTTGATAATTACTTTAAAGGAAATAGCTACAAGCCAGTAAAGAAAGTTTATGGAATTGGTAAACCCATTAATAGATTAGAAACTAAAATTTCTAATTTAGAAATGCCAATAAAGAATGGGTACTTATTTGAAAAAGTAGATAGTATCATATATTTTGTTGCTATTGAAGAACGAACAGATATTAAAATAATTTGGGATACCAGAAATACAATTTCATTAGTTGATTTTATCGAGAAGCGAGTACATGCTATTGATGCTATTGACAAGACTTTAAAAAGTAGAATTATTTGGAAACTGGAGAATGATCATGGGTACTGGCGAAACGCTGTAAATTGATGAAGGACGAGGCTATGCCTCGTCCTTCATTGATATTTTTTAAGAAGATGTGTTTGTCACAGTACATTTATATCCAGCATTGCTTAAAATAGTAATGATACTATCTTGTCCATTATTAGGAATATCATAAACATCTATAGTGTAAATGGTCGTATCTTGAATAATACTAAAACTACCATTCTGAATCCATTCATTGGCAAATACAACCAATGTACCATCATCGAGTCTAATTAAGAAATATGTTAATGTCTGATAAGCTGGGATAGCACTATTATTTTTTTGTGCATCTGTATTATACTGAACAATATCACGATACTGTTGAGCAATGTCATACTCAACAATACCACGGATAGTACCAGAATAGCTGACACTATCTTTGTTATTAACTGATGTAAAAACTACTTTATCTCCACGAATACTATCTGTAACATATTGAGTCATTGTAGATGTCATTTATTTAATCTCCGTATTAACCGTATCTGGTATGATGATCTTGGAGGAATTAATGATCTTGGGAAGAACTTCCTTAAATCGTTTGATCATCTCAGAATACGTTTCAATTGGCTGTACCAATACAATATACTCAAGGTCTTCAACAGTAGGAGGAGTATCACTATAAGAAAATATAAGTGTTTTTAAAATAGTAGATTCGGAAAGATAATAAGTTTCTTTGTTATTATGAAGTCTATAGCTGAAAATTTCTTCATCAAAATTAACATCTATGAGATCTTTTCTATCAATATCTGTATGGATAATTTCGAGAAGTTCTCTAAAGATGTGTGCGTATTGAGTAAATTTAGTACTGTATACACAGTTTAAATACATATTAGAAACACCATCAAGAATAAATCCAGATTCAATACTAGAGAGAACAGCACCAAATGAATCTTTAATGATCTGAAAATCTGTTAAGCACTCATAACGAGCACCAGATATCGTAATAATTTTTGGTTTAACACAAACTAGCTTTCTATAGAAATTAATATATTCCCTTGCTAAGATATCATCATTGCCAGAATTAACTTGTTTATTACCAGAAGTGAGTTCTTCAATACGAGCTTTGAGTTCATCGACAAGTTCTGTATAGGGTCTAAACTTATTTCTGTTGAGATAAAATGGATGGAATCTATTGTTTGTCTTTTTATAAATATTATTGATTGTAATAAACTTGTCTTTATAATGAAACGAAGCATTCCGAATAATTGAATTCTCTAAAGGTTTATCATTCATATAGTTTTCAGCAACAGAATATTTACCAGAACAAGCAAGAATAGCTTTGAATAATAAAGCACCCTTTCCGGCCATAACATTACCCATAGCTGTAATAGGAATGATTTTGTTCTTATGTTTACGATTATAATTACGAGTAATATCATAAACTTGAGAATCAAAGTTGGGGCACATAAGAAGTAATGTATTTTTAAGTTCTTCTTCATTTGTAATTCTTGTCAAATATTCCATAACCAGTGTATAATCCATAGAACCTGGAATAAGAGCGTCTTCAATAACAAGAATATCGCATTTCTTATATATGCACTGAGTATCTAGTTTATAGTTCATATAGTCTTGGTTAAGTGTACCGTTAAACATAAAATCATAATTTTGTTCTTCAACTGTAAATCTCTCAGAGGTTTCAAATGGAATCTGATTAACTGTGAACATACCATTAAATTCTTCAGGTAGGGATTCGACAACATCACAGATAGCTCTAGCAATCTGATGATCGAACTTAGAAGAAATCATAGCTTGGTTATATGCAACAAAACGAATAGCTTCTTCTTTAGTAATATTAAAATGTTTAACAAGTGAAAATTCAGAATTGTCTATGGTAATGGCACCATCTTCAATACACGATTCGATAAAATCAATAAAGGCATTTAATTCATTAATGATTTCTTTGGATGATTTAATATCATTAGAAATAATATTTAGAAATTTAAAATTCTCACGTTTAATTCTAAAGAAATGTTCAATGATACTTAGGAAAATATACATAGTCGATGTAGTACCATCTTTAGCTTTATCATCAATTCTATTTCCAATATACTTCAACAGATCAGAGATGTGATGCTGAACTCCATTAGCATATTCAATAGAACTAATAATCGTAATACCATCATTCGTAAATAAATTATTATATTTTTCTCGATAGTTATTTCCATTAAATAAAACAATCATAGCATCAGATGCATCGGGGCCACAATGTTCTGACAAAAGATATTTCATTTTAACACATGTATCAATAACAAAATCAACAAACTTCTTACCACTGATAATATTTAAACTATTCTTATCTCTATTCAGATTTGTTTTTTCTGACATACTTAATACCTTCCTTGTCTAATTTTTGTTTTCTTTGTTCTTCTTCATATTCTTTAATACGACGTTCATTATCTTCTATGATTATTTTTTCTAATACAGTAAATCTATGATACGTTAATTTCATAGTTTCTTTTAAGTTTAATCCAAACTTAGTATGCCATTCTGTATTGAATAAAATATTAGCTACCTTCTTATAAAGTTTATTAAACTCCCAATGCTTAGATCTATTATGAAAACCAACATCTGACATATATGGTAATAGTGAATCAATATGAAGAGTTTCTTCATTAATAGCTTGTAATAGCGAAGTTCTTACAATACCGTAAATACCTCTTAAATTTAATTCTCGAATAAGATTCTCTTTTTTATTAATACTTGCTTCTACTTCTTCTTGTGTAACATCATCAATCGAGTCTGCGACTGAATAAAAAAAGTGGTTTCGGGGTCCACCGTATAAAACCCTTCAGAATAGGTTTCAGGAGTATGACCACAATGAGGGCAAGATTTAACCGGATAGCAAATATGAGAAATCTCAGACTTACCAATAAACTTTTCAACATCTTGAGGAAGATTACATCCAGGATTACGCTTAAACAGAATAGATAAACCTTCATTAATAACAGATTCTTCAGTACTTTCTTTATTCACCTTACCATTCTTAACAATACGGATTTTACTAATATAGGGAACGTATGATTTAAATAAGGAATACTTCAAAGCAATATCAATTGAATCTCTACGCTCTTTATCATTATTACCATGTTCTTGTGCAATGATTTCAGAAACAAAACGACGGCCATATTCAAGATATTGTTTAATAGACGGAATACTGAATTCAAATTCAAACTGAACATTATCAGAAACAGTATAACGACCAGTGTCTTTGAACCCTAAGAGTTCTTGATACTTGGTATACATATCAGGAGTAACAGTTTTCATGCTCTTAAGATTAAAGATATTATCAACCTTCATTTTACTAAAATCATTACGACGAAGTTTAATGATATTAATCAGTTCAGTGACAGAATTATTGCATGACGTACAAACATAAGTATAATTATAACCTTCGGGATGCATAAGCGCCGCAAGTGTCAACATAATAACAGGATAATCAGTAATCTTAATATTTGAAATAAGAGTGTCTTCGAGACGCCAATTACTCAGATTAGTCCCAACTGTAGAATCTAAGAACAGACGAGTACCTTCTTCTTTAATAAAGAAATCATTAAACAAATAGAAAACAACACCAAGTTCACGACCATAAACATTAATAGATTCATAGGCATTATTAAAATATGCATTTAATTTATCCATATCAGGATGTGCCAATTCAATATTAAAACCACTATTCATAAGAGGAATACGCATACAGTCACTAACTTCGAACCTGACTTCATTAAGACCGTCAATAGAATCAATAATACGAATATCATTATGATCAGTAGGTTTAACAGTATAGCGATTACCAAGAATACCTTTACCCTTATCATCGATATATGTAGGAGCAAACATACTCTTATTTTCAATATCTTTAATAGCTAATTGTCGGCGAATAGCTTCTGTTTCAAAAGGAGTATTATTCTGAGTACCACGTACTGTATTAATAAATGCCTGAGCGACAGGATCGGTATCGATCTTATCTTCGGGAATATCACTGAAATAAGCATTCATTGCCTTAATAACATCTTCACTTTTCTGACCAATAAAATACCCTGTATTCTCAGCCATTAATTCAAAATTAGCTTTATCGACAATATCGTTTTCAGTTTCCACTGAACCATCTTCGGCGATTTCGTCGTAGAAAGGCTCAGCTTCAACATCGTCGATATCATCAGAAACAACAATAACTTTATTTTCTAAAGGAGTTTTATCAGAAGAATTATTAGTTTCATTATTTGATTCGAGTTCAGTAGTTAAAGATTCTTCATTACCACTAACGCTATTAACCACACCACCACTTCCACCATCCATGGTAAATGTTGGAGTTATTTTTAAAATATCTTTATCTAACAGATTATCAGTTTTGTTAGGATCGTCGGACATTTTACACAGTCCCTTTCTTTTTTGGGATGACGAATGATAGACACCTTACATCATACATTTCTACATAATTTTCTTCTCTTACATATGCACCATATCGAATACCAGATTCGTCTTTAACTTTATAATAAACTATATATATTTCAGTAGTGTCATTTAGTGGTTTTAAGATATTATTACCAGCTACAAAAAGAAATGATAGCTGATTATATTCATTATTAAGATTGAGAATACTAAGCTCTTCTGGCTCTTGTTTATGAACAAAACTATTAGTATTTTTTGGTATTGTTATTTTTACTTTAGGATTTAATGTGTTATCGAAGAATTCATTAATACTTTTTTCATATTCAGTTATAATGCTTGATATAATAAAGAATTCGTCACATATACCACAGATACGTTTCTTAACATCATCTTTGTTAATATAAATGTTATTATCAATATGTTCAATAACAACGCCATCAAAATTCCACTTTAATTTATTCATAAAAGCTGTAAATTCATTAATATAAAAGACATAACATTTATTCTTTTTAAAATCGAATAATTTAAGGAATTCTGTGAAAATTGCTTTTTCTTCTTCATTTAATAAATTAACAACACCTATAGAAAATCGAATATCACCAAATTCAAACCTAGACGGTTTTGCATTAGATAAAAGAATATGATCATCCTTAACAAGATTAATATACATATATTGTAATTTTCTATTAAAAGGTCTTTGTAGATACTCTTGAAAAATATCTTGAAGTTTATATTTTTTTCGTTCTTTAGGTTTTTTCGTCATTTTTTGTAAGATTGAGTTCAGAAATTGTTTCTCTTAATTTAGCATCTACTGCATTAATACCATCATTAAGTTTAATAAGACTATCGGCAGATGTATGACTAGGTTCGGTAATCAGATTTTTCATACCATCAGAAGCAAGAGATAAAATAGTTAATGTGTCAGAGGTGGAATCAGTAACACCGAGCTTTGAAATACCATCGATAGTGTTATCGATAGTCTTCAGACGATCGGACTGATGATTGAGCTCTTTTGTGATATTTGGGCAAGTATCGACCATAGTGTCCTCTAATTTTCAAGATGTTATTCCTCATTGGGTTCTTACGGAATCATTACCTTGGAGATTTCAGTCTTATAATGTAATATGAAAATTTATTAATATACTAATAATTAACGAATTTATCTTATAAGAATTCTAGAATATATGCATAGGAGTTTGTGTTCATGCTAGAATATTTTAAACAACACGAATACAAAAAAAAGCGTACTACACTAGCAATTTCATATGTTCAAAATATTGTTTCGTATATTAAAACCATGAACCCTAATATGTCAGAAGACCTTATTAAAACATTTGTAACAAATTATATTAAAGAAAATATGCAAAGACCTACTATAGAAATTATTGATCATCCTTCATACGGAAATGCAGAATTAAAAACAGTTGATCTATACGACCATGTTAGAAAACATCAATATAAGCTTATTACTCCTTGTGGTACTATTTATCAGACTCCAGACATTAAAGAAAGTTTTCTAAAAGTAAAGATCAATAAGAATCTAGCCAAACGTAAAAAACTAAAAAACGAAATGTTAAGAGCAGGTGAAATTGGTGATGAGATTACAGCATCGAAAGCTAATTATGGACAATCACAAGTAAAGATTAATACAAATGCTATCCCAGGAGCTCATGGTTCTGAATTTAATTGTCTATCTGATGTTGCTAACTATAATGGTGTGACCTCTACTGCCAGACATGGTGTCATGTGTGGTTATGCACATACTGAGAAATTTATTAGTGGTAATTTCTATTTTCCTGATATAGAACACATTATTAATTATTGCATCTGTCTTAAAAGAATATTTAACAGAGAACAAGTAGAAAATGTTGTCAATAAATTTAATTTATATATTCCTACTGTTAAAGATATAGTTGATCATTTCTTACAAAGTACCCAATTCTATATCAGAAAAGAATTTATTGAAAGTGATATTTATGATCTTATCTCTAAGTTCGATAATATGGAAAGATGTTTTATCTTCTATGCATCGTGTTTAAAGAATATAGTTATGTTTAATACAGAATTCTTTTTACCTTATTTAGACAAGTTCTTCGATAGGGATAATTTGATTATAGATAATGATGTTAATATTAAAAAGATTAATGACTTCAAAGGAGATCTTAAAAATGTTATTACTTCATTAAATTCTGATCTTATTGACAATTTACCATTAGAAGATGCTATCAAGGATAATCACCCTAATGTAAGAAATCTTATTACTATTGGTGATAGAATGCTTAACCATACAGATGAAATTCAAGATATTATTTCTACATTTATAACAATTGATATGGATGTTGCTGATGCTATGGGTCATCCAAATATGATCAGGCGATGTGTCATTGCATCAGATACTGATAGTGTTATCTTTACAGTACAAGATTGGGTAAAGTGGTATACCGGACATTATTTACAATTTAGTAAGAAAGCATTTAATATTAATGCATTTGTGGTCTTTATGTTAAGTATGTCTATTGAACATTTATTTGCAAGGTTGAGTACAAGTTTTGGTATCGTCGGAAAAGATGCTGAAAGAATTATTATGAAGAATGAATTTCTATATCCTATTATGCTCAATACCCCGTTACCAAAACATTATATCGGATTGATTACAATTCAGGAAGGTAAGATTCTTGCTAAAATTAAACTTGATATTAAAGGTCTTACTTTAAGATCTAGTGCACATTGTTTAGAAACAAGAACCTCTACAAATAAATTTATTGATTATGTATTAGATGGTGCAACTAAAACTGGTAGTTTGAGTGCCGAAGAAACATTTATGTTTGTTTATGAACACGAACAGACTGTTTATAAATCATTATTAAATGGTGATAAGACATTCCTAACAGTTACTCCTATTAATGAAAAAGAACAATATACAGATCCATTAGTTTCAAAATACTTTTATTATTTATTTTGGTCTGAAGTATTTGCAGAAGAATATGGTGAGTTCTTATTACCTTCTAAAGGACACGTTGTTCATTTATTAAATAAAGGAAAGTCTATTAAATCGGAAGCTTATTTAAATTATCTTAAAGAAAAGAATGAGAAGTTATACATCAAGCTTGTCAACTTCTTTGATAAATATCCAAACAAAAATATTAGTTTTATTATTTTTCCATCATCTATTAAAAAGATTCCAGAAATATTTATACCATTAATTAATTATAGACGAATTGTATTTGATAATTCTACTCCTCATTATTTAATTATTAGAAGTTTAGGTATTCCTTTTGGCGATAGTAAAGTTGGTACCATCATTAGTGATATTTATGGACAGGATCTTATTGCCGGTACGGTATCTGGAAAAAAGACTGAAGATGATAGCATGTTAGAAGATGAAGATATTACCAAATTATTAGAAGATGTTGAAGCAGAAGATAATGTTAATGATACAGAGAGTGGTGGTACTGAAGATGATGACGAAGAGTAGGGCTTTTAGCCCTACTCTCTTATTTCAATAATAGAAAAAAATATACTATGACATCCTCAAACATAAGAGGTATACCTTCTATGATTCAGACTGAGACATATGAAAACTTTATATCTAGATTATGTACAGTTTCAAAAAATGTAAGAGATGCTATTGAAAGTCAGTCTTATTTATTATCCCACGATCCAGATAGTGTTACCGATGATGATATTTTGTATTATGCATTAGATATTATTCTAGATGATTTTAATCAATTAGGTATTGAATTCAATTGTAATAGAAATGATATGTTTTCTAACGCTTTACATATTGAATTATTTATTACATTAGCTGAAATTACAAATGCTACCACTTTATATTTATCTATGAAAGATATGGATTTTAAAACAATTATACGATCCATTCTTACAGATGGTGGCCCCGAAACATCAACAGTTGGCGATCTATTACATTTTGTTGGTGTCGTAAATGAAAAGACAAGAGAGACTTTATATAGTTGTTATGAATACCTTATTGATAAAGTATCATCATCTCAGATCTTTGATATGTATTTAGATGGTTTGTTAAAGATAGATGATAGTTCGATTGAATTTGAAATCGATAATGAATATGTTACTAGATTTATGAGAAGGACATATTCTGTCTCTAGACTTTATAATAGTTTGATTTCTGCTTTTAATATTCAATTTAGAAATAAATTCGACATTGATATTCTCTATGTACTGGTCGAGATGCATATTAATTTTATAACATCAAAAGATAATGTTAATCAGTTTGCTTGGCTTGATGCGGTTACTATAGATAAAGTCGGTGGTAATACTATTCTTATCAACGCCCTTATTACCAAATATCAATATACGTTGAATACACTATCTCCTTTATGTATTGGGTATTATAAGGATAAACCTACATTTAATAAACAAACTATATGTCTCATTATTCTATTATCTTCTATTGTAAATACAATCTATGAATTTTCACATATAAATAAAGAAACTTCTAAAGATGTATATATTAAAAATATTTTAGACAACTATAAAGAAAGAATTACAGAAGCTACTGAAAATAACATATTTACAAATGTATTAGAAATGTTGGATATGAAATATGTAAATCAGATCATGGATATTGTTAGATTATTTGACTTTAGTACATTCTTTAGTGCACAGGAAAACATTAAATGATTAATACAGCCAAACATAATTTTATTTTAAACTATGTCAGAAACTTTCTTATATTAGATTTTCTTATTGATGTGTTTACGGAAAGTCAAAAGACTAAAGCAATAGTTATAGAAAATGTTGGTTCTGATGGTAGTGTTAAAGTACAAGTAGAGGGAGACGATACATATCTGTATAAAGGAAAATTATTAAATGTATTAGGTCAACTTTATTATATATTTTCATTTACAGAAAATAATGATTTTGAATCATTAATCGACAATAATGAAACTGATATAACATACGATCCTTATTACAATATGGGTATTTATAAGAATAAGAACATTAATAATATTATTTGCTATCCATTAAACATGACAGCGTCCGGTTTATTTTTTGGTTATGGTGATCATATTCTTATTACAAAAAATGATATTGTAAATGTACCAGATGGAGAACAAATAGAAACATCTATTGGTAGATTGCTTCTTAATTATGTATGGTTAGCAGATCCATTTGGTGATATTATTCCTTACATGAATAACACTATTCGCCCTAAAAAAGATATCGATCCCCTTATTGTTACATTACTGATTGAAGGTAAAATTAAAGTTGATCAGGCGTATGCTTACTCAAGAAATCTTTATTATTTACAAAGAACCGAATTAGCAGTTCCTGCTTTTACTAAAAAATCTATTTGTATTAATCCTGCTATTATCAAGAGACGAGACGAACTCTTAATAGAATATGCCGAAGAGATTAAAAATGGTAATGCTATTGTTATGAATAAAATAGAAGAAGAACTTGTTAGAATGGACAAAGAAGATATTAGTACTGACGTAAGTGCTGTCTTTTATGATCATGATAGTAAGTCATACGAAAATCACAGAAAAAATATGTTTATTACTGTTGGTGCTGTTAATAAGTTTGGTGATGAATCTAACTATAACTTTATTGATAATAATATCGATGAAGGTTGGGACTTTAAGAATTTTGCTACTATCTGTAATGAAATTAGACGCGGTTCTTTTGGCCGAGCAAAAGAAACAGCTAAGGGTGGTGAAGAATCTAAATTTCTTATTCGTATTTTTCAGAATACAAGAATTATTGAAGATACCTGTGATTCTACTAGACACTTGACTCTTGAATTAACTAAGGATAATATTAAAGATTATTATTATAGAAATGTATTATCTCAAGATAATAAAACATACGAAACCATATATCCTGAAAATGTATCAAAGTTTGTTAATAGAACTATTAAGATGAGATCTCCCCAGACATGCTCTACTAAAAATGGTTATTGTTATTCTTGCTGTGGTGAAGACTTTAGACAGATGAATCAAGAAATTATGACTATGAATGCTATTACTGTCGGTACTGAATTCCTTAATCTATCAATGAAGGCTATGCATCAAGCATCGCTTGGATTATTTGAAGTAACATCTGTTAATAAATACCTATATTAGAAAAATAATCTTATAGTAACACGAAACCAACAAAGAGAAAGATCAGAAATATGTCTAAATTTGCTACATATGACAAAAACTCCAACTCGTCATCTGCTGCTGCTGGTTTGACTACAACACAGGTCAGCACACTGACAACGACTCAACTCGATTCTTTATCGACATCGCAGATAAATAATCTGACTACCACACAAGTTGTTGCTTTGGAATCTACACAGATTTCTGAGCTTATTTCAACAGATATTCAGTTATTAACTTCTACTGATATAAGCACTTTAACAACAACTCAGATTGATACTCTTGATACTACGCAGATCAATACATTGACTACAACACAGGTTGGTGAATTAATAACAACCAACATTCAGCAGTTACAGACTTCTCAAATTGCTGCCATTGTTGATAATCAGGTTACTGCTATCATTGATGAAGTTCTTGACAATACCAGTACTATTAATACTATTGTTACTGATCCCAATGATACATCAGTTGCTATTATCAATCATTATCTTGAACTCTATGTTCCTATTGCTAAAGACGCTTTTGATCCTACTGGCTCCAAAATGAGAAATGCTGTTACTAATTTATTGTATGCTATGAACGAAGCTCTTCGTGTCAATAATGATATTGTTTATAATGCTATTTTCAATTTCGTCAATGAACACAAAGATGGTATTATGGCACATGGTAGTTCAATGCGTGGTGTTCAGGGTCTTGGACGAACTGATATCGATCGTATTACTATTTTCTATGGTTTAATACATCGCATTGCTACTGATGGTAAGAATACTCCTAAGTTTAACGAACAGAATATTAAAAACATTCTTAAGACGGATTATTTTATTCGGTGGGCTAAGAAGAAAATTAATAAGTAATCATAAGGTCTACACGGTAGGGCATAAGCCCTACCGTGTAGATATTAAAATTATGACATATCTTTTGAATCAGTTCTTTTTTCAAAATCTTTAATAGTACTTGCCATTTCTGCATTGTTATTTTTTAATTGATCCATAGATGCTGTTAACTCAGAGTCTTTACTAGCATTATCAACACCGACACCATCGTGTAATGTAAAGTTTCCAAGTTGCATTTTATTGAGGACCTCCACAACAGCTGCACTGGCACTAGAAGTTGATTCTGAATCCTTCTGTTTAATTTTGGTACCAACTTTATCTTTAATAGCTTTTTCTTGAGATTCAACAACACCGACATATGTATTAACGAGAGAAATTTGAGCAGTTAATAACTCCGAATTTCCATTAGGATTAATTTCTATTTTATCCATAGCTTTGTCTAAAATTTCTAATGCTTTACTTTTCTTTTTTTCACCACTATCATAAATTATATCTAACTTAATAAGGTCTTCATCTACTGATCTAGACTTAATTTCTTCGGTCATGTACTATCCCCAGTGTAAATTGTTTAAAGTTAAAATTATACTTAATAGTATAAACTATCAAGGGTGGAACTATATAATATTTTTATATGGATTTTATCTATATATTATTAAAGAGAAGCACAAGGAAGATTAAGAGCATGAGCGACAACAAACCGGTACGTTCATATACTGCTAAAAATATTATTACAGCTGGCGGACTTCTCCCTGTTAGGTTAACACCGACTCAGTTTATTACACATCTTAATACAAAAGGACAATTGCATCTTATTGGTGAACTAACATCTAATGCATTCGATGAGCATTTCTTGAAGTTTATCGATCATGGCGAACGCCCGCCTCTTACTATTGTTCTTATTAAAGATATTAAGAATGAAACATATCAGATGATTATTAAAGACAATGGTCGTGGTATTCCTATCGAATCTTTGTTTGATAGTATTTGTGTTCTTCATACGTCTGGCAAATTCGATATCGAAGGTAATGCTACAACATATGCTTCTACTGGTGGTCAGTTCGGTATTGGTGCTAAAGCTGCTACTGGCGCTAGTAAAGATTTTAAAGGTATTACCATGACAGAAGATGGATATGCTTCTGTCTATGCACATCAAGGTAATCCTGATCAAATCATTATAGATAAATCTGTAAAGCCAAAAGAAAGTGGTTATTGTACTATCTTTGAATTTGATAAATTAATTTTAAGTGAAATTAATACTTTTAGTTCTACTGGTTATTTAGAACTGTTATTTAAGTTGAGAGCACTGGGATACTTTAAAACAAATAACATTATCTTTAAGAGTATTATTAATTCCGTCCCTAATAATTTCTGGAAAAAAGGTCCTGTCGAATCTATGGCATATATTGATTCTATTATTAATAAAGCCACTACTGAATATTCATCACTCGATGACACAGATACCATTAGTTATTTAAGATCATATTTAAATATTAATCGTCCTTTTGTTTGGGAACTAAAGTTAGATGCTAAGGATGGCGATTCTTATATGTTTAATATTGAAATGTATTATACTAAAATGAATGATAAAAGTAAGTTCTTATCATTTGTAAATAATATTCAAATCGATGATAATGAAAGCACACACAATTCTACTATAGAAAAAGTATTAAAGAAAATTATGGGACCGATGATACTGGATGAAGCTATTAAGAAATTCTTTATGTCTAATATGTATACCATACCACTTTATTATGCTATCAATATGTTTGTTAAGTATGCTAAACTTGCCGGTAGTACTAAGCATGGTTACTATGATGATAACTTTGAAAAAGTATATACCAAAGTACTTCATGAACTATTTCAACAAAATATAGAAAAGGTTAATACATTATTCTCACTTATTAAAGACGATGTTGAACGCCTGTACAATATTAGTATTCTTGGTAAAACAGAACGTCCTAGAACATCTGCTCGATTTTATGAGAATCTAAATTTTCCTAATAAGTTTGTGAACTGTATGGAACCAGGTCATCCTGATTCTGAATTAATTTTGGTTGAGGGCGATTCTGCTAAAAATGTCGAAGGTCGTAATAGTAAATACCAAGCTATTTATGCATTACGTGGCGTTCCTATGAATGCTTTAAAATTAATGCGAAATCAACCTGGCGATCCTAGTGCTTTTAGAAGTCCTGAGATTCTTAAGAAACTAAAAGCAAATGATATCTTTTATGACATTATGACTATTTTAAATATTGATCTTCATAACTTCGATGTTACAAAACTTAATTTTCGTAAAATTATTATTGCAACAGATGCTGATGAACATGGCTACCATATCGCTTCTTTGTTAATTGGTAACCTATATGCAATGTGTCCTAAACTCATTGAGACTGGTATGGTTCATGTGGCTATGCCTCCTCTTTATGGTTTGAAATATAAAGGTGATAAGTCTACTAAAGATAAAATTATTTATTTGCGAGACAGTGATGCTGTTACAGAATGGATGGCTAATGTTATTTATAGAGAAGCTCTTTCAATTTCATATGATTTCAAGGGAAAACGATATACATTTACTGATGTTGATTATATTGGATCTATTAAGAAGATTATGGATATTGGAAACATGATGCAGAATATTTCTAATGAACTCAATATTGATCTACAGATCCTTGAAATGTTAACGCATGTTACAAAATATTTAGAATATGGTTGTGTCGATGTGAATAAAATTAAAGAAATATTATCAATCGATAATACGATGGAATCTATCAATATTCATTATCATGAAAAGACACATAATCTTATTTTTGAAATTGGTAGAGAAGATATCTCTATTCCTCTTTATAATGTCAGAGAACGTTTATATGAATCTATTCTTCCTGTTTTGAATGAAATTGGTTGGAAAGAAGGTTTACAGTTTTATGTGACGACAAATCACAATCCTAATTATATCGATTATCCTGTTTCTATTATGCAACTTTATACTATTCTTAAATCATTTGATAAATATGTTGAATTAGAGAGATATAAAGGTCTTGGTAGTATGAATCCTTCTGACCTTGGTCGTATCTATAGTAATCCGAACAGTCGTCGTATTTTCCAAATAACATCTGTTGGAAGTATAAATGATATTTACAATATGTTAGGAGGTCAGAGTGATACACGTAAGGACATTTTTAACAAGCCTGAAGCTCAGTACTGATAATAATTGTAATATTAATGAACAGGAATGTACAGAAATAATAGATAATGACATTACTGGTATTCTTAATAAACTGAATAATGGAAATTATTTAAACATGGAAGCCAATGATAAAGAGATGTTGGATTGTATTCAACATCTCTTTAAAGATGATAAGTTCTTTAAAAAATATGATCTTAAATATGAAGAATCACATTTAGAAAATTATGAATTTAATAAGAGTTTAAGATACAATTTACGATTAGAGAAACTTATAACTGAATTATATGTTGGAGAAACGCAACGAACTTCTTTAAGCCATATTGTTAGAGCTCTAGAGAAAAATAATAGTACTCGTACATCATTAATTAATATGATCTATGTTCTACGAGAAGCTAGTACTGTACTTCATCAATATCCCGATATTGTTAATATTCCTAAGATAAGCGAAATCACTAGATTAGATAATGAGAATATTTTAATACGGAATAATTTTAGAAAAAGTAGACCAACTGGAAAGATTAATGAAATCATTCATATTAAAAGATCTGATAGGCAATCAACTATTAAAGAAATATTAAATTGTTTGATTTTATTGTTCTATACATCTTCTAGATTTACTATTGAAGATTTTAGTTTAAATGTGAAAATACGAGCACTTATACTAGAATACATTTCTGTTATAAGAGCAAACAATTATAATAATGTCAATATACATGCACATCGATATATCGTAAGATTGTTAAATCTCATTAATGTTGAATATAAAGATAATGTAGAACAAGATAAAATGAGTTATGAAGATTTTGAAAAATATATATTTAATACTATTTTAATATCTACAAATATTATATATAAAACATTCTTAGTTTTCATATTTGGACAGTTTTATTTACATACGGATGAAGAAACATTTAGAAAAGATTGGTGTTTGTTAGATCAGTCACTAGTTGATTATAGTACTAGATATATATTACTTAAGTGAAACAAGTTTACTTCTTAAGTAAACAAACTTAAACTGACAGCAGATTCCGAAGGACCACACCGGATGCGCCTTTTTATCCTGAAAAGAGAAGTGGTTGGTACTAGCCATTATCTCGGTCGCATAGTGCGACTACTCTTCTACTGCCTCCGTGTTTCTAATGAAGATTATGTCAAGTCTTATTTTAATTATGGTGAATCTCTTGGTTGGCAGAATGATGCTATTATTCAACAGAAGAACAATCATGGAAAATGTCTAAAAAACCCGAATGGTCAAATTACCTTTCCGAAGGCTATTTTCACTATTGTTAGCATTTTAAATCTTCGTATCAAGGACATTACATTTACTCTTGAGAAATCGGATGGTACTGAATTTGTTGTTTCTTATAATGACAAAATAGAGGATCTGGAAAAGAGACTCAATGCGCCTCCGGCTCCTGAAGATCCCGCAGAAGAACAAAATCCAACCTATGGCAATAATCGACTTTTATAAGACATAATGACATATATGGAAGAGCACCTATAGGTGCTCTTCCATTATGTTTTTACTACTTTTGAGTATTATATAATCCAACATACATTAGGGAAAAGTAGATCGAATGGAAGACATTTCCGCATCTGATACTATTCTCGATTTTACTAAAAAGTTTGGAACTGGATTAATTGATAAAACATTTCCTAATAAATTTGATGGACTCAAAGACGGCCAGCGTCGTATCTTTTGGTCGTTGAGAAATGATATGAATGATATTATTCCGAGTAGTCAATTAATTGCAAGTACTATTAAATATCATCCACACGGTGATGCTACTATTTATGAAACTGCTGTTAGACTAGCACAGAATTTTAATTGTAATCCTCCACTTATTGCATTTGAATCTTCCGTGGGTACTTATTCAAATCCTATACCTGCCAAAGGTCGATATACAAAATCAAGAATACCCGATTATACAAAAGATCTTTTTTACAAATCAATTGATATTAATACTTTACCGAAAAGATTATCCGATACCCATAGTGGTTATGAAGTTGAGTATTATATTCCTACTATTCCTTTGGCTTTGTATTTTGGAAGTGACTCTATTGGATTTGGTTATAATAGCGAAATCATGTCTAGGAACTTAGGTGATATTTGTGATATCGTTATTGCATATGCAAACCATAGAAAGAATAGTCCTATATCACCATTTGATTATACTAAGATTGTAGAATTGTTCTTACCGGATACTCCTATTGACAATATACTTATTAATAGAGAAGAACTTATTGAAAAATACAAACATGGTATGTTTAATGCACAATCTATTATTAGTGGTACTGTAAAACTGTGCAGTAATAAAATCATTATTTATACCCTTCCATATGGAACTCCTTATGGTTCTATTATGGAAACTATGTTAGCATTAATGAAAGTTAAAAATGGTTGGTATGATCGTAATATTGAAAGAATCACAGATAATTCATCAGAAAGAAATATTGGTAATCTTGTCATTGAGTTAAAGCCAAATAGAAATGTATTTGAAGCATGGTCAATGATCTCTAAGAAAATATCATTTACAGGATCATTAAATCCAAATAATCATTTCTCTGAATATGGTTCTATTTTGAAAATAAGCCCCATTGCATTATTACGATATTGGTATGAAGCACGGTGTAACATTCTTATTTCTTCTAAGAAATATAAAATCTCTAAATTAACGACAGAATTGCGACAGCTTAATGCATTATTACTTATTTGTGACCATACCGATGAAGTTATCAAAATCATTAAAAATAACAATACCATAGAAGCTATTAAACTCTTTAGAAGTAAATTTCAGTTAACGACGTATCAGGCTTATTATATCCATAAAGCTCCTCTTAATACATTAGGAAAAGATTCAAAAGAAGAACTTCTTAATGCATTAAGAATCACAGAAAACAATATCGAAAAGATACTAACATCATTTAAAAATATTGATAATGAAATAGCTGAAGAAGCGCAATATATGAAAGATAAATATACTGTAAAAAGAAAATGTATTAGTCATAAATTTATTGGATATGTGAAAGTTGATGGTGGAAATATTCAGTTTGAGAATACAAAAGAAATTTATGATATTCTAAATGACTTTCCTAAATCTCGTATTGAAATTTATACGTATAACGGATCTCATATGTTTCATGTCAATGCTCAAGAAAAGATAAATGAAAATATAACAATTAAATATACTGATGGTGATCATTATTCATTACCGACAAATTCTATTTACACTATAAATATTGCAGATGGTGCAGCATGTTGTGTTAAGGGATTTCAGCCAGGATTCAGAAGTAGTGGATATTTTTACACTTCTCATACTGCAAAGATGATCTGTAAAGATGGTACTATCTTAACTGGAAAGATCGATGATCATATTTCTTTAAAGAAGACTATTTGTAGAGGTGCAAATACTGATATCATATATGTTTATCCAGAAAATAAGAATGATCATTTTATTATTTCGATGAATGATGATCTAGAATTAACAAATACTGTTACTATTCAAAGGATCAGACCTACAACTACTAAAATACAGATGAGAATGAAAGGTAAAAATTATATTACTCATTCTAACATAAGTAAAGATGTTTTCTTTAATTTGTTCTCTCAGTGTATCAATAGAACCTCTGCACGAATCATTGTGTTCAAAGATCTCAACAAACTCATGGAAGATAAAGATGTTTTTAGGATAGATATAAACACTATGAAGAAATATAATAAACTTATCGAAGTTATCTAGATGACATGTGAAGGAGACAGTCACATATATGTGACTGTCTCCTTCACGAACACGAAAGGGAAAAACAATTGACAACGATCGGAGTATTCGTTTCTAGAGATGGTAATACTATTGCAGTTGATAAAAAAATATCAGTAGGAAGCTATACTACATTTGAACTATCTAAATATACTGAAATATATGATCAAAAGATGAACAAGTTAGTTCTTATCTGTATTGGTACTATGGTTGTATCTGAAATAATTATTAATGAAATAAAAGAAATCATAAATAATAATGAAATACTTATTGAAGATATAAATATTTTAAAGTTAAATATTCTAAATGATATTTTGAAATCAATAAATAAAATAATAAATGATATAGATAGTATAACTTATTCAGATAATGGATTGGTATTATTAGTATCTAGGGATTCTGTACTTTTAATATGTAAAAATAAAGATAAAAAAGCATTTGTTATAGAACCATCGAGTTCGTTATTTCAAAATAACTATATTGCAACATTTGGTTCAGGTTGTACATTATTAAAAATGGCATCAGACTTTCTCGATGAGTATGACACGGTTAAAAAAGGAAGTAAAGAATATTTTACTAAAGCTTTTGTAAAAGTAGCTATATATGATAAAGCAACCTCTTCTAATATTGATTATATTACATTCTGACACGACTCGGTGAGTGGATAATTCCACTCACCGCAGTTATATTTTTTATCAAAAAACTATTTTATGATTTACGCATAATTAAGAGGGCATAATGACAAATAGAAAAGCAGCACAAGACTGGTTTTTTAATTTATTGAAAAGTGTCGATGATACTGATGTGAATGTTAAATTTTATGAAAAGAAGTTTGGTAACATGGATGATAAAATGTTTGATAAATATATGAAAGATTTACAAGACGGAAAAACAAAACTATATTTCTATACCCCACCTAAAGTCGTTAATATAAATACTGCCAAAGTTATTGCTGCCGCCGAAAAAATAGGTCTCAAATTATTTGAAAGATTGTTATTGTGGGATCATGTCACTAAAAGATATATCCTTACTCCTCAAGAATATCTTGTTGTTGATTTACCAGTTAGACCACAGAAACAATATCTCGATGATAAGATCTCATTACCGGAAGGTGATACTAAAATATCAACAACATCTGGACAGGTTATGAAGCCTGATAAAGGATCTTCTATCGCAATCGTTGAATTACAAACTATATTGTCAAAAGGTTTAAAGAGTTCTGCATACGAATTGATGAGAGTTCGTGGTGGTGATATCTATGCTTATGCTAATCTTAAAAGTCAATTAGAAGAAACTGGTAGTGCTACATTGGATTCTATTCCTGATGATTCTAGAGCTAGAAGTAATGAAATTCTAAAAGCATACTTTACTGGTATGCACCTTGGGACCAATCTATAATGGCTAGTACATCAGCTGATCTGAGTGTTATAAGTAATGCTTTGGCTGCTACTGCAAAAGCAGAAAGTGCTGTTGCTCAACTAACAGGATCTACAGCATTAAGTGCTTCTGCATCCGATTTAATGTCTATTGCTAAAACAACAAAAGCTATTGCAAATACGACGAATACAGTATTGGCTACCCTGAAGACGACAACGAGCGATCCTTTATCTGGCGGTTATACACAATCAAAAGCTTATTCTGGTTCATTTGTTACTAAGAAAACTTCATCAAATACTGGACTAGTTGATTTTGCTATTGGGGCTGCTGCTGTAGCCCAAATAACATCGAGATTGACAAGTTCTCAAATAGGTAGTGTTTCTAGTATATCATCTTCTATGTCAAGTATGCTTTCTACTCAATCTGGATATTTGAGTTCATTGGCCTCAACTATTACTACAGATGCTAAACTTGCTACTTCTTTAGCTAACATAGCTAGTGGAGTTGCATCACAATTAAAGATGTTTAAACAATCTGGATTAGTAGCTCTTGGTGCTACCGCTGCCGTATTAGGGACTGGATATATTGCGAGTTCATTATCTTTATCTACAGCATCTATATCGTCTAGTAGTTTTACTTCATTTTTAAAACAGGCAACGGCAGTATTTTCTTCCGTTGCTAATGCAACTGTTGCTATAGAAAAATGCTATCAAACATTAACATCATCTTGTACAGATAGTTCTGGTAAATGCATAAGCGGTGTACCAAGAACAGCATCTTCATCAACATACTCTTCGTTAACAACTATAACTCAAAAAGTATCAGTCTCTGCTAGTACGGCAACTATACCAACAACAACCGATTATAGTACGACACAAAATACCTTTAATACTACATTAACATTAAATATAGAAAATGGATTTACAACATTGGTAGAACCTATGTTAACTGATAGTTCGTTTAATAGTACATCTATTAACGTCGTAAAATCATTATTGATGTCGGTATGTAAAAGAGGCGATGTCTATATGGCATATATTCTTATAAATGCAATAGGTGGTAAAAATGTCACTAATCCGGTTGCCATGATAAATTATATTCTTAAAAATGAACATATTACATCATCTGAAGATCCTACATCAAGCTCAACTTCTACAGATAGTAATATTAATACATATACAGCAGATGAATATACTACATATATAAATGAAATAATGACATTAACAAACGTATCACAATCACAATTATATAATTCAAAATCAAATTCTAGTTTATATAACTATAAAACGGTTGAAGCATCATCATCTTCGACAGTAACGAATTCTTTATTGACATCAGAGGTTGTTAAATTGGTATCTGCTGCAAGTTCAACAAACTCGTCTTCTAATGCAATAACAGCATGAGACAGTATATCTTACTAGAGTGATGGCATATGCCATCACTCTAGTAGTATACATTATACATAAAGTGTATTTCGATATGGTTTAGATATATATTACTATTTTGAGAAGACAATATATTTATTGTTGTCTTGTATGTAATTCGGAGGCTATCATGTCTGACTTGACTATCTCCAGAACGGTCGGTTGGGTTGCGACCATTACGCTCATTTGCATTGGAGCCCATACCATCTGGTCTCGGTATTCCGAACTTGTCGAAAAAGAGAATCGACTCAAAAGCCTCGACGAAGATGTCGTCGAACAGATGTTCAAAAATCGCACGTAAGTGGGGGGAGCAATCTCCCCACCTACTTTTATTTTTTGTTTTATCCATCGATTGTATAAATATATATTATTAAAATGACAAGGGAAGTTTTTCTTTTCGGATAGGGGCTGTCTATAATGGGGTCTGATAGAGATTCTATTATTGAAGATATGAATGTTATTGAACTATTATCTGCACATGGATATTTTGATGAGAATAGTCCTGAAGTAATACGCGAAACTAGAAATGGATATTTTTCTCTTGACAGTTATACGAACGGTCATACAAGAGGAATTTGTAAGGAGCAATATATTACAAATAATACTAATGAACCACTATATGTTATTGATCATAATAATAACAAGTATGAGATCCTTCCATCGAAATCTTCTGGTGTAGATTATCGTGGATCACTAGATGGTAGATTATCTATATTCTTTTGTCAAAAAGATTCTGATGAATCAAATAGAGAGACTAATAATAAGTTCGATTTTGAACAGATAGCTATTGAGAAACTACGAATTAAACCATACTACTGCAATAGATTAAATCTATTATTTACAACTGGTGATTTTGTAGAACATGTCAAACATCCTTTTTCAAAAGATGCATATCAAGATACAATAAAAAGACACCATGCAATGATATTATCAAATATTGTAGATGAAAGTTCTATCAGGATATTTGCATATGATCCAAAGTGTCGTATAAAGAATTTATATATTGAAATGGGATCTAATATTGTAACTGTTCCAGTTTTGCATACGCAAAGTGGAACCGATGCATATGTTGTTATTCAATATCTACAAGAAAATAAAACATATGACACACATACATGTTCATTAGAAAAAGCATTTGAAAAAGCAGATTCTCTTATTTCAATTAATGGATTGACATTCAGTGTTTGTAAGAGTATATTATCTCATCACTTAGAATTTAAACGTAAAAGAATGACTCCTAACATAGATGAAAAAGTCATCAATGATGGAGATTTTATTCAGACAAAATACATCGATAGATATGTTAATAAAATTATTGATGAAAAAGATACAGAAATAAATATTCTAAGGAAAGAACTAGAAGATGCAAAAATAAATTATAAGAAATTAACTGATGGTTCTTATATAGAAAAGAAATCAGAGGTTGTATTATCTCAAATTGAAATAGAGAAAATGAAAGTAACAGAATCTATTGCTAAACACGGTAGTCAACTACATACTGATAGATTAAGTTTTGGTAAAGATATTGTCGGGTTTATAGGATCTTTATTCAAAGCAATCGCAGTAATCATTCCTGCGGTTTATGGTATTTATAAATTCTTTAAAACATAATATTAATAACCAAACGATCACAATAGGGGACGTGAGTTATGGTTGATACGAATGTACTAAGAAGTATTCACGAAAATACCCCTAAGTATAATAGACATACTCTTATTGATTATATGAAAAATGAATTAGATCGCGCTCCTGAGTTTGTTGGTGCTATTTTAAATGAAGGCGTTAAAATGTTTAATGGTGTTATTACATATGTCGGTCATAGAGTTCTTCCCCCTGAAGATAGAGCTAATTTTGAATTAGCTGTTTATAAAGGATGTTCTGTTCATACATCAGAACTCATTTTAACTGAATATATTTTCGAATATGATGGTAAGAAATTTCAGTCCCACTTCTATCTTCCTTATCTTAGAAATAATGTTATCACGATTATGGATACTATGCATGTTGTTCAAAAACCTATTACAGAACAAGTGTTTAGTAAAACCGCTACTGGTGTTACTGTAAAGACTATTCGTCAACCTATTCCATTTCATCGAAACAGCACCTTTGATGTACGATCAATATGTGGTCGTTATGCTTCAGTCGACTATATCACAACACTGAAGATACATCAAAATCCTACAAGAAGTAAAGAAAAGAAAAAAACTTATGCGACTTGTTTACACTATCTTTTATGTAAATATGGTATCGTTGAAACATTGAATAGATTTGGTCTTACTTCTGAAGATATTAGTATTGTCGAAAGAGTCAATAATGATGAAGATATATATTACTATTTTGAAGCAAAGCAGCATATTAAGAAAATTCCTATGAATTTATATTTAAAGGTTAAACAACATGTTCTCTTATCTAATAAAACAAATCTAAAGATCGTTGCTAATCTTTTATATATTTTAACCCCATTTACTAAATACAAAGTTGAAGATATTTATGATCCTGAAAAAACTGCATTTAGAATCATGTTAGGTAAGATTATTCATGGTGATACTATTACCGAAGCGTCTAGTAAAAATAGGATTGATAATCATATTCGTAGTGTTGATAATGCATTAGATCTTATTACTATGTATCGATTGAATGCATATGGCTATAATGTTAAAGATATCTATGATTTTCTACAAGCAGTATTTTCAAATATAGATACAATTATTTTAGAATCTAGTTATACTGATCTTTTCAAGATGAGAATCAATATCGTTGAAACAATATTAGTAGATACTATTTGTAAGAGTGTTTTTGGTCGTTGGTATTATGAAGAAACAAATCCTAGTCGGTTGAATGAACAAGAAGTTAAACGTATTTTAAAGTTCGATCCTATGCTTATTCGTAATCTTAGTTCGAATCGTATTGTTCAAAAGAGTCCTCAGATTTATGGCGACAACCAGCTTATTCCCTGTTTATGTCAAAAGACGAGACAATCGAGTATTTCACAATCTGGTAAAGTTTTGAAATCTGCTGATCATAGATTTAACCCATCTGCTGCCGCTGTTGAAACAATTTATGTATTTAATAAAAGTAATCCTGGTGCTGGTGGTATCATAAATCCATACTTAGAAATAGATAATAATGGTACTATCATTAAACCTGCATATTCTGCTGAACTTGACAGTATGAAGAAATTTATTCCTAATAACTAAAATAACAATCAGTCAAAACAAGGGGACATTCTGATGGTTAGTTTCGGTAATGGCGGTGGCTTTGGTCAAAATAATAATAATAATAATAATAACAATATGAATAATGTGATCAATGCTTCTATTAATCTTTGTCAAGATATATTAGAAAATAAAATGAATTATGAAAATAACGAAGAACGTATTGTTGCTAAAACTATCTATAATAGCATTTCTGCCAATACTATTGAGCGTACTAAGATCGGTAATGTATTTAAGAATTTTATTATCAATTGTGCTAATAATAATACTAGCGGTGTAACCAAGGATGATGTTATCAATTGGTGTAAGAAATTCATCACTGATAACTGGACTGCAATCGGCCGTGCTGTTATGGAAAAATCCAATAGTAATAATAGTTTTGGTGGTGGTGGTAATTCCTTTGGTAATAGCGGCGGTAGTAGTTGGGGCGGAGGAAGCAATAACAGCTCTTCTTCCAATTTCGGCGAACGCGCTTCGATGAACGATCTCATCGACGGTGTTCATTCTAGTGGCTCAAAAGATACTAATAATTCTTTTAATAGCATATTCAATGACGATGACAAAGCTATTAAGAAACAGATTATTATCGAGAATGTTAATAAGGGCGACTTTTACTCGCAGAGGGTTGTTATGACTCAAACGGAACCGAAGATCGATATATTCTCTGGTTGTAATTTCTTCAAAGTAGAACAATATTCCAAAAACAATGATATGTTTAATGATGGTAAGACCGTACATACTTTTGTTGTTGATTATGTTCGTTCTGAGATGAGCGATCTTCAGATCTACAATGATATTCGCAAACATATCAATCCTGAAGTTGTTGATGAGCATTATGCCGTTATTGTTCGTTATAATCAGTTGATGCATCTTGGTATCGGTACGAATAGGTTCAAGACTGTTCGTGGTGTTATTCGTGATACTATTGACAATAAAGATAATTCTGTTATTGAGGTCCTTAGTGTTATTGAAAATCTTATTCACAAAGAACATCGTATTTTTGAACGATTGATCATTGATCATGTTAACTTCTTACTGAAGAATAATCTTATTTCTTATCGTAAGAATACTTCTATTGTCCTGAAGACTATTGATGATATTAAAGAATATTTGGAAAATCCTCCTAAGGTTCTTGCTGATAACATTAGAAGCTTCCCCACAGCATTTAAGAATATTGTTAACCGTGCTATTCAATATGTATTTATCGAAAGCTGTGTTGTTGATATCGATGATAATAATTTCGGTGATGTTATCAAATCTCAGGCTGTTAAGTTTGTTGATGAACATGGTCGCACCGAATATGATTATGGTACGTATATCAACGATCCTGATCGTATCAAATCGATTATGAATTCTATGGTTGAAAACGATACTGTTCTTCGTTTACCGAAAACTATTATTTATACCAATATCATTACCGAAGATGCTCTTACTGAAATTGGAAATGATGTTCGTGTTTATGTTCAAGAGTGGAATAATCCTAAGATGAATTTTGTTAGATATACTTGCGACCTCACCATCAATGATGGTGGTCTTGATAATGTTATTTATTTTGTCAGCCCTCAGGATAGTGACAAGGTTGGTAAAGCCAATATCGGGACTACTTATAAAACTAGTAGCGAAGACAATATCTATATCGTTCTTTATTAATTTGCGATATGTCACATAACAGGATGGCCAAGGCCATCCTGTTATGGACTTTATATTTTTTTAAACCAATAAGACTCTACCTGAAACAAGATTAAATGATTTAATAATATTTTTTGTTGAAGATGACATATCATCACCACACCAAGTAATTGTATTATTTAACTGAGTATACATTGACTCTGTATAAGTAAGAGAAGCATTACCGTATGTAGTTACACTAACACTCTGGTCAACACCGGAGAATAAACCAAGCTCTGAAACAGACGCAGCATAAGCCAAATCACCATAAATAGCAGTAATATATTCCAATAACTCATTATCATTAATCGTCAATGTCATAGTCGTCTGTGCATTAACTTCTGTTGTTGTAGAAGCATTACCAGATGAAGTAGGAACAGTTCTCGTAGGTGTAAGATTACTATAATCAATAACATAAGGATTCTGAAGACCAGTGGTAGCATCTGTTTCAACAAGAGAAATACCCCCAGACATAGTTGCTGTCTTTAACCAGTATGCATAGTAATTAGAAGAACCAACTTGAACTAAAGATCTAATTCTATAATTAGACATTTCCGCAGCGGTAAGATCAGACTCAGTAGGAACAAATCTAAAAGGAATTGGAATAGAAAGACCCATATCTGATGGAAGAGGCTGATACGGTCTACGAATATTTGTAGAATCTGCATTATAACATCCATTAATACCAACACCAAAATACTGAAGACCAGGAATAGTAGCAGGAATAGCAGCAGGGAAAATATTATAAAGGTTATTTAATGTTGTACCAGTATCATAATCGAGTCCTGATCCCGTAGTACAGGCCAATTCTCGTTTAGCACCAAGAACAGTTGTAACACTATAACGAACAGCATTGGGAGTCGTTGATGTCATTTTCTAAAATGTTCCTTCTTTGTCAATGAAAACAATACGCATCCCCATTGATACATATTGTGTTGTTTCTGTTGTTTGAGTACTTTCCAAAACATTTACTGTACAAATAGTATTTAAAGAAGAGTTTGTAGAATGTTCTTCGGTTAGTTTCATTGTTGATATGTTTTTTAATGTTATAGAATCCTCATAAGATGGAAACTCTATGATATTAACGTTACATTCACTTAAAGAATCACTATCTTTATGAATTTCTTCAGTTTGTATAATATCATAAATATTGTTATTTAATTCATAGGATGCTGTAGATTTTGTAGATTCGTCTGTATTTACAATAGACATAAATAGCCAATCTATTTCTTCATCATTATTATCTAAGAACTGAACATTATAGCTACAGAATTTGATAAATATATTTTTTAATGCAGCATATAAATCTGTATCATAAATCAAAGGATTTGCGTTAGATCCTAAGAGTGAAGATTCGGATATTGGTAATGCTGCTGATAGTAAGGAATTTATAAATCTGGCATACGAATCTTGTAGTGTAGTTGTGTTTAATTCTATCGAATTAATGATATCATCTAAATTAGCGATAGATGCTAGATATGAACTATAATTCTCATATGTCGTAAGATCGAGTGACAAAATCTCATTAACCAAAACATTAGAATATATATATTTCTGTATTTTATCTGTAACATAATCACTATTATTTCTAGAAGTTCTAATATCATCTAACATTGTAGAAAATATAGTATTCATTGAATTTGCAAATGTTGCCGGATCTTGTGTTGTTGTATACTTTATATTTTCACAATTAGAAACATCATAAAAGTTTTTAATGATATATGTTATTCCATTTAAATCATACGTAGTTGGTAATGTACCAATATCTGATGTATATGCTGTATCGCATGAATAATATTTTGGAATATCTATTGGTGTTAATCCTATTAATCTAGACATACAGTAATGTATAAGAAGAATGATATCGTTTTGATTACATTCTATTGTTATTCCAGTCGTTGTTTCTGTAATAGCAACGCTAGCAAATTTATATATACCGTTTGAGATAGCATATATTAAAGTATCCATTGTAAATCTAGCAACCAAATATTGATACTTAGTATCCTGATTAACTTTTTCTAAAATAAGAAGTTTTGTAGGATATTCATTTACTGTAGTCAATGCTAATTCTTTTGTTATCTTGGTGTTATTATCTGAACTATCATCTATTTCAGTTTTTGCAGTATACAAAATATCTGTCATCTCAGTAATAGTCTTTGGTTCAATTTGTGTTATATTTGCAGAAAAATTAGTTGGAATAATAGTAGATGTAACCATAGGTGTCCACAATAAGCTATCGGATACTTGTTGATTGATATTAAAACCAACACAACCTATATTCAAAGCAGCCAATAAGTTATCAATAAGTAGAATAAGATTAGATTGTTTTCCTGCATTTCTATTTAAATAATCCATATTTAAATATAAGAATAGTTCCTGTTTTCTCGATAACAAATTACTATAATCAGGAATATTATTCGATAATAATTCTGACCAAATATGATAACTATGAGCTCTTTCAGTATTTAAATTCTGATATCGCACTGCGTGTATTCTTGTAAACAAATTCTGCCACAATAAACCCCAAAAAGAAATGTCATAATACGGTTCATATCTAAAGAATTTAAAATACCATTTATTAACTGCATAATCTATCAGAGATTTCAAACTAATTATAATACTATCTAATTCTGTTGTTTCTAAAAAGTTTAATGCATCATAATTTAAAATAGTAAAATCTGGAGCAGTTATTGCAGTAGAGATATCTACAGGATAAACGATACCTTGAATAACATCTAATTGTTCTGGATATGTTTCGCATAAATTTATAAAATATGTTGTTCCTGGTATATATCTTTCTTTTGTTACTGGATGATTTTTAAGGTTGTTTACTGTAAAATCTATAGTTTCTTGTGTGTCTAGAGAAATTATTTCCATAATAGTATCAGTAGAATGATATTGACCGGATAAATTTAAATAATATTTCCAGGTAGATTCATCTGCACTTATGGTAGAAGATAACTCTATTTCTGAATTCTGTAAAGTTGCAATTGGAGTAAATTTAATGACTAGACTCTTTAAGAAATTTATAACTTGTTCATCATATTCCTGAAGCGTTATCATTTATGGTTCTTCTCCTTTTTACATAGAGAGATCATATCATAAGTAGTCATTTTTACAAAAGGAAATATTCTGATGACACTTAAAGACAGACTTATGAGTACTCTTAGTATTTTTATAAAAGATAAACAATATACTGAACCATCTCTAGATATTAATTTTAACCCTTCTACAAGTATTTCTAATGATCAGAGAAAAGAATTATTAAATAAGATTCAAAGATCCTCTCTGGACAATAGAGGAATAGATCCTACATCATTCTTAAGTAATTATCTAAAACCTATTGCTTCTGAGACAGCAAACTTATCAGTTGACAACTTAGAGATTATTAGACTTGTTCCAGAAATTGGTAGAGCAATAAATGTTATTATTCCTCATATTTATGCACCCAATGATTTACAAGATAATACAATCCCTATCGTCGTTAATCATGCTAGTCTTTCCGAACCACAGAAGAAAGCTATTGGAAAGACATTAGAAAAGTATTTTAATGAAACATTAGAATTACCAACTAAAGCAAAACATTGGACAAAACAAAGTCTTTATATTGCTGGGTCTTCTCCCATTTGTATCATACCACTGAATGAAATTGATACTCTCATAAACGATAGTAACAATATCGTTCCTGGTACAGAATCATATAATGAACACTTTAAAAAATTAAATAATAGTATTTTTAAAGATGCCAATATGTTTTATGAAAACAGGACTGAAGAATCTGTAGCTACAGAAACATTAGCTATGGAAAATCTTTATACTGGAATTTCATCTTTAGAATATGGTTATGATGAAAATATAAATAAAAAAATACAATTTTCTCAGAATAAAAACAAAGAATTTGCCACATTTGCTATGGAAGCATTAGGAGAAAATGCATTCGGATTAACTGATAATATTGATATTCTAAAAATGCCAGAAGCCACAACGAAAGCTGGTAATAATAAAGTTAAACAACATGTTGCATTGCGATATAAAACAACAGCTACTACATTCTTGGGGAATGGTGAAAAGGGTAAAAAGAATAAAGGTCATCCTGTTTATATAGAACTTCCTCCAGAAAGTGTTGTTCCTATTTATGTTCCAGGTTCACCTAAAAACCACATTGGATATCTTGTTCTTTTGGGAGATTATGGTTCTCCTATTAACCTAACTGAATCTGTTAAAGATGTTACTTATTCAACATCTAAACGAGTTAATTATGATACACTCTATAAAACATTCGGTTATAATGGAATTAAAGATCCTACCCAACAGTATTTAATGATGCAGACTCTATATGGACAACTTATTAATGCTCATGTTTCTGGAAAGTTAGAAAAGGTTGGATATAAAGATGTAGAATTTGGAAATATAGAAAATATTTACAAACACATGTTTACTAGATTCTTAGCATCAAGAAGATCAAACATATTATTTGTACCGAAAGAATTTATGATTTATCATCATTATGATCTAAATGCAGATGGTACTGGTAGATCTAAATTAGAAGATATTAAATTTATATTGTCTTTAAAAATGACTATTATGATTGCCTCTGCACATTCTGCTATTCGCTCTGCTATTGACAAACGAACAGTTGAGGTTACATTAAATAATAAGATTACGAATGTTGAAGGACATCTTAAGAAGTTAGAAAAAGCGTTTGTTCAGAAAAACATGGTTAAATTTTCAACAGATCCGTCTCAGGCTGTTAGAACTATATCGGAAAAATCATTATCTTTTAAGGCTAAAGGTATTCCTGGTCTGGGTGATTATGAAGTTACAAGTGAAGCTACACCCGATAATAGTAGTTCTGAATTTAGAGATATTTTAGAGTATTTTGATAATATTATTCAATATCACTTTGATGTTCCCCCATCTGCTTATAATTCAATGAACGAAAACGAATTCTCTAGATCGATTGTTATGTCGAATATTTATTTTAGTAGAATTATTCAAGCTTTACAACAACTTACAATAAAACATTTAAATAATTTTATCAGAACATATATTAGTTTTTCACAACCTCTTATTGAAGAAATTAATAAAATTATTAATATCAAAGTAGATGGCGAAGATAAACTATCAGATGGTTCTGGCGTAGAAGATGAAAATAAAACTGAAAGTACCAAAGAAAGACTTGAAGAGATTATTAATAGTATTAGTGTTCATCTACAGGTTCCGAATGTTGGTCCTAACAAAACACAATTTGACGATCTTGATACATTCTCTGAGTCTCTTGATAAAGTACTTGATAAACTTTATAGTGTTCCTAAAGAACTTGAAGACGATCCTCTTACATTTGTTAAGTTTGTTGTTAAAGAAAAGATACTTAGAAAATATCTATCAGAACAAAATGTCATGGACTCTGATGAATTCCCAACAATCGGTGAGATCGATAAAGTTGCACTTGACGAAACTATTCATGAATGTATTAATCTTATTAATGCAATTAAAACATCAAAGCGTTTATATAAACAGAAAGCTAATAATAATAATCAAGATGATGATAATTCTGGTTTCGAAGATAGTGATAAATACTAAGTATAAAACTGATAGGAATGGGCAAGTGCCCATTCCTATCATATCCGACAATTGTCTTAACCCATAGCGTAATAATTAGCTTCAGCATCTTCCTGCTGAGCCTGAATACCCATATCAGCAAGTTCATCAGGAATATCGCTAGCAACCGGAGTAGCAAGATTGTAATTAACACGATGCAAACCAAGACGATCGGCGATGATCTGACCAGCAACTTTTGTATTATAATTATGTTGAATAAGACCAGTATAAGCAATAGATCTTTCAGGAACTTCACCATGAGAAATAGTACGTTTCCAACCAAAATTACTTGTTTCGGTCGGGAACATACAAGTGGAATAATAGGCATCAATAATGTTCTGAGGCTGCATTGTAGGATCAAACTGAATCCATAACACATCCATAGTAAATGTAGACAACAACATAGGATCGATAGCAGTATCGCCACCATTAATAGCAGACAACAGAGAGAACTGAGTATCAGGATCTCTAATCATCTTAATCCAATTATAGTGGAAATTCCAAACAACATTACCAACAATTTCATTCCATGTAAACTGTGGCGTAATCGCTGAGCGCTTAGACACGGTAGGAACATGGAGTGTCTGACCATCGTGGCCAGCAGTAACATCAGTTGTTTCTAATGTAACATTAAAATCAATACCAGAAACTTCTTTAGGATGTTGTTCGATAAGCGCCTTAAGAATATCAACCATACCATCAAATTGATAAAACATAGTAGGTGCCCGTGTGACAATGCCATATGTCGGGAGGAACACCTGCGGTGTCGCAGAATCGATATTGACGAGATTAACGCCAAGACCATTCTGCGCACCAGCAGCAATGTTCACAACCTGATCAGCATCCGTCACAGCAGCAACGCCACCAAGATTGCTCAGTAAAGAGCTGGAGAGCGAGGCCAGTGACATTATAGATTATCCCTTTCTTAAGAGGCAACATTCACTGAGAGAGTAGTATTCCAAACACGATTGCTACGATACCCAGAGAGGGCAACTGTGACGCTAGAAGAGTTTCCGTTCGCCAAGTCAACTGTAGTCTGAGTAACCGTTGTAGCACTCGTGATAATGTTATTAAGAGCAGAGCTGATTTCATTATCAATGGACTTTTGTATCTGTTTAAATAACGTTTTTGGCCTAGCATTACTTCCCGTAAAACTAGTCCATTTGTCACGAACAATATGTTTAACATAAACAACGTAGTCAACAATACATTCGTCAGAGAGGAGTGAAGAATCTGTTGTATAAACAGTACGGAGATCAGAGTAAAAAATGACAGAGGGGGTAGCATAGCAAATAATATTAGCGCCACAATCCCAAATCTCCTGAAGAACATCAGGGCTTTCCGGGATGTAATTGAATGTAGGCCGTTTGAAGACGGTGACTTCGCTTGCGGGGCGAGGTTTAGGCTCAGCCTTAATGGACGTCGTTCCATCGTAAATGCACCTTTTAATCAATCGGTCAAACGTGGCCGGAACATAGTTAGACCACGAGGCCGTTGTTCCGTCGTTGTTCAACTTAGCGCACTGACCATAGATAGAACCACGGCACGCCGGAGTTCCCATGATCGAAGATTCAGGATGAAGCAGAATGCGCTGACGCAGAGATGCCATCAGTGCAACATCCGCAGCAGCTGTATTTGGCTTAAGACTCACGTCCTGAGTAGCCATTGTCAACTGCACATCATCGCGAACATTCATAACACCATCGATAATAGATAATTTATTAGCTAAAGCAAAACCAGAATCATAGAAATGAGTAATCGGATAACGATAAACATCCTGAATAGCCGGATATGTAGTACCTTCGAGATAAGCAACAACTAATTCTTCAAACATGTTAACGGATGTATCGCCATCAGATCCACCCAATAAATAAAGTGTAACATCTTCATTAATGACTTCGGCCGAATCAGAAGTAATGGTAAAGTGATAATAAGAATTATTGTTAGAATCCATACCAGTCATGATATTAATCAAATCAGCAGAAGATGTGATTTCAGGAGAAACGTTGAGAATATCAGATGTGATCTTTTTAATATTGTCATTATAAGTACAAACATTGTAAGGGAAAGGATTCGCAAAGTTCGTTGTAAGTTCATCACTGATATCAAGATATTGTGTTGTATTGGGATTATAAGCATTATCAATAAAAGCAAAAGTCTGACTAGGACTACCATACATGTCATAAACAGGAGCAGAAATAGCAGTAGTCGGAGAAACATAAGAAGGAGCAAAGACATAGGTCATTGCGCCATTAACAGTTGACAACGAAGCAATGTTACCAGACAGAATAGAATTCGCCTGAGTCTTATCATAAGAAGAATCGTAATATAAGCTAAAACCATAATTGTTCATCAGAGATCCAACATCGGCCGCTTCGACGGCCATGATCGGATATGTAGTATATGTAACACCACCATTCGATATTGTGTTCGGAGTTAATTCATCAAACTCTTCAGAATCTGTAAGTGCACGAGCAGTCCAATCTAATTCATAACCATCAGCAGTAACCGAAGCACCATTGAGTGTCTGGGGAATAGGGTTACTATTTTCATCATAAACTAAAGCACCAGTTGCTGTACGCTGATACTGGACGATTTGCGCCGGAGTCACCGTGCAGAAGATACCAAGAGTGGATTTTGTAGCGGCCGGATCAACCAGTCGAACAAAACAAATCTGCTGGTACTTGATAGCCTGATTAACAAACAGCGTCTGGTGATTGAAGAACTTCGAGGTGGTATTCAAGAAGCTCGAACCATAACTAGTCTGAATATCTGTCGTATCGCCGATCAGGGGAAAGTTAGGAACGCCCTTTTCAGTGAACGAGAACATAATAGGCAGATGTCGAGGCAGGACCGTGAAGGTCTGTCCAGATGCCGCAGAATTATCCTGAACCTGGATATTCAGAGCATTAGGATATGTATATGTCGACATTGAAAACTCCCATTAGAAAGGTTTTTTAGAATAAAACCATCGTATAAGGATAATTCTTTTAAAAGGAACAAAAAAATGAAAAACCGTGAATCTATCTTTGACGTATTTAGTGTTAAACAAACAGTTAATAATCCACAGTTAACCGAACTTATTAATTTCTTAATGGATAATAGAGATGTTAGACTTGACCACGATATTACTAAACAGATTACATCTCGTGATCCCTTGATTAAACCAGGAATCAGTCATATTTTCCGTAGAGCTGTTATGAGTGGTAAAGACAATATTTTTTCTTTCTGTAATATTCCTATGAATACAAATGCTCCAGAGATTGTCACTTATGACTATGTCAGTTTTGACTTTGCTCAGCTTGCTGGTAAGCATGCCAATTTATACAAAGACACTACCTTCATTCCTGGATTTAAAGATACTGTTTTTTATAATGTTTCATCTGTTATTAAGACAAATAATGAACCTAGTGACATCAATCAATTTCAAGCAAAATGTGTGTTATCTATGTTATCAAGAAGTTACTATAATAGTGGTGTTTTACCTTGGTTAACACCTACAATCATTAGGTTTTTATGCCGAAGCTATAATATGTCCATTGGTACTGCCATAAGCAGTTCCTATGGACTTACCTATGCCGAAATGCAAATTATCAAGACAATTTTGTCATTTTATTTCTTAAAATGTGTTGCTTCTGTTCATGAAGCAGAGGTTCTAATTAAGACCTCAAAACTCGATTTAGGTCCTACAAATGAGATCCAGGATGTTGTTAATAAAATAAAAGAATTACTCGGCGATAAATACGAAAATATATCATTTGATGACATGTGTTATTGTATTCAAAATTGTGGTATTGGTAGATTGTCTGGCGTTAATAGAAAATGGATGGTTCAGAGATTGAAAAGTCTTGGTCCTGATATGTTTACAACAAGTATTGCTTTGGAATACCCTCCCTACTTCTGCTATTTATTGTTATTGGCCGAGGCTGGTAAAAAGATCGGTATGTTTAATATATTAATGAAGACCGATCTCAAAAGAGAAGTTAATGAATTTATTGACAACATTATTAAATCCCCTTCATTTATTTCTACAATCTAAGAATGGAGTATTTGTATGACAGTTTCTAGTTCTACATTAGTCTCCTATCTTAATCTTAATTTTTTAGAAAAAGTATGGAATAGTCCTAGATTTTATTGTTTTGAAAATATAAGATTAAATCCGTTTGTTGTCGGCACCTCTAATATACTAATGAACTTAATTTCTGATACATATGAAACTATTGCATTACCGAATAACGAAATCCAGTATAGCGTTTTTACAACAGATTACTTTAGTATTCAGACGTTATTATTATTGGATACTGATGCTTGGTATCAGGCTAGTTCTTTAATAGATGAATATTCAGAACTAATTACTGTCTATACTGAAAATGGGTTTATGGTACCTAAGAGTTCTATTTATTTAAGATATTCATCAACGACTGAGAAGCTTTATATTGCTATCGATAAGTTGGCATTATATAAAGTTGATGGAGTAAATTATAAATCTTGTTACCTTGATGTATTGCGGTTTGCTCCTAGCATGACAAAATCTAATAAGGTATTACTAAATTATTATTCTGACATTATAATAAAATCTACTTTCACAAATCAGTTAGCGACCATAACAACTTTATTAACAAATTTAAACAATAATTATTATGATCAAACTACATTCATTATTAATGGTGAAATAATCGACTCTAAGTCTAATTATTCTATTTCAATTGGTGATTATATTGAAATCATCACTGACTTCTCTATTGATAAAACGGTGACTATAGATATTTCTTCAAATGCCACAAACTATATAGATACCATCAATAAAGGTAATTATACACTATTACATATTCCTAAAGAAAATAATCCAAATAATGCTATTTATACATTTAATGATATGTCGATATATATAAAGAATAATGTATCTTCTAAGTCTATATATTTTAATAGATCTACTACAGGTGCTATAAATCAAATAACTCACAATGATATCTCGATTAATAATCTAGAATTATCTGCTGCACAAGATACGCTCAATACTACCAATATAAGTGTTATTCTTAAATTAAGAAGTCACCAAAATAAATATATTATTCAAGATATTAATTATATAAATTATTTATACGAGCTTCCAGATGATGAAATAGTACAATTCTTATTAGCTAAAAATAGTGATACCTCATTGTCATTCTGGTCGTTGTTAAATTTACAACAATCTTTACAAACAAGTTTATTCTTTAATGTTACAAATGATACATCATTGTCGACATTAGCTAAATATACAAATGGTTTAGGATATGACTGTATCGCAAACGTTTTAAGTGGTTATGACGATACAACTATTTTAAATCAGAGTAGTACAGTAACCATCCCTGTTAAAAAGCCTATTATCCTTAGTGATTCTTCTACAAAAAATATTTTTTATATGAATGGTAAGAAGGTTATGGATACTTTATATAAATATTCTGATAATGGACTAAGTATCGGTTATACAACACTCAGTAAAGATTTATATATTCCCCCTAAGTCTAATTGTAGAAATCAATTATTTCAACACAACGATAGTACACATGAGCTCTTTTCTCCTAAAATTGGGGTTACCCAAGTTACTGTTAATATGACAGATTTTAAAATATACTTAATGAATGATATTGATCCCATACAAGGATTTAATAGAACATATACAAAATCTTTTACAGAAGTTACTCCAGATAATCATTCATTAGTAACAACAATAGGAACAGATAGTTCTATTCTAGCATTTGGATATCTTTATTATAATAAAACATTTATAATTGTTAATAATACTTACACTTATAGTACATCTATAAATTTAGATACTGATATGAGTGAAGGGAATGTATTATATCACGATCTGGATATCCTGTATTCAGACGATGTAACGACTTTACCCTTATTGAATTCTAGTAACATAGAAGCACATCTAAATGGATATTATTTAATACCCGATATTGATTACAATGTTATTACTTATATAGATACAAATGGATATTTTTGTGGTAGACAATTTATTTTAACAAACAATATATTCTTACAAGAATCATCTAATATTTTAGAAATTATGAACCATACAGCAAGAATAGATTATCAGACTATTGATTATGTTTTAAACGGCCAATTAAATCAGAATGGTGAAATAGATTTTGAATTGGTTAATAGTTCAAAAGTATATATCAATGGATTGTTACAGAATTACAATTCTGATATATTTAGTATGACATTAGATGTCCCTAATGGTTCGCCATATATTATCAGAAATATTATTCCTAAACAGACAGATGTTTATTTAAGTACATATAATCAGAATTCAGATAACCCAAATAAACAGGCTATTCAAAAATACTTCACAAAAGAATTTACAGTTGCACAAGATCCTATATTTGTAAATAAAATGCATATCGTTTTTAGTCCTTATTTTACATATCTTATTCAACAGATTAATAATGGATCGCTAGTTTTAACAAACGATCCTGATAATACCAAATTTATAAATCAGGTTAGTCAATATGACTATATAAAAAATATGGATCAGACTTTAAGTGATTCTACAATTATCAATTTCAATTTTGTTTATTGGAATATTACATATTCAGATACTGTCATTAATGATTCAACACAATATGCACTATTTAAGAAACTTGTTACGCTAATAAGAGGATAGAAAGGCATGACAGTCATCACAGTCCTAAAAGAGGATGCATCTAACGTAGCAAGTGGTTATGTTAGAGTTTATCCATTAAGTAAAATATATAATCCTAATTTAAATCAAACATCTGGATCTTATATTGTTCCGCAGGTAGACTCATTGGTTATCGATGTTGACAATGGTGGATTGTTGTACTATGTAGAAAGTGTTAATGAAATCACAAATGTTTCTACATTGGTTCCTGCTAAAATCATTACTGATTCAATAGAAACCGAATTAGATCAGATCTCGGTTATTTCTTATGGAAATGATTTATTTTATCTTTATTATGATCCTTTGAACACCCCAACAGATATTGATATCGATAGTAAATTACATATTGTCGGTCCTGTCGGAATGAAATACCAGATTATAGAAAATGTTGGAACTGCTACAGAAAAAGTTATAAGTCAGTATTACGATATTGATGGAAATTATGTTGGTAATGTTGTTCCTATGGTTCCTTGTTTTGAAGACGGAACTAAAGGTGTTCATTATTTAAAGAGTTGTTATACGACACAGCCTATTGTTGATGGAACTTCTTATCAGATTAATGTATTTAATTCTGCTGGTAAATTAATTGGTGAAGTTAAGAATGTTATTTCTAAGAAATCATACATTTTAAATAATGGTTTTAATTCTCTTCCTGTTATAAACAACTTAAGTATTGTTGGAAATCAAATGAGAAACGATAATGAAATTTATATTTATCAGAATCAGAATATAGACAGTTTGAATATTAGAGGTATATTAACATTTGAAGATGGAAGAACACAAGAAGTTCTCCCAGATACATCTAAATGTGTTTTATATGGATTTACTAATTTCGTATCTTCTTATCCTGGTTATAAACAACCATTATTGTTAAAATATATGCTTGATAGTGATGAACCTATTTCAAGAGAACTTATGTTAACAAATGATATATTTATTACTGGAGAAACTAATCTTATTGTTATTCCAAATAATGTGTCTTATGGTATTAAATTACTGGTTGTTCCTCAATGGTCGGCAAATTTAAATCAATATACATTAAAGTTCTTCTTATACTCAACAGAACGAAATTCATCTGTCGATGTCACTCAGTATGTTACAACGACAAGTCTTGATACATCCACAGGACTTACTAATTTTAGTGGAAATTATTATACAGGGTATCAAACATTACAAGCATCTATCGATTTAAATAATTTTGATAATACAACATTTGGAGTTGGTTCTATTTATTTACAGACAATCGTTATTAAGTTACAACCGTTCAATGCATATAACAGATACATATTTGGAGATAGTATTACTGGAACAATTTATGGTATCGATAATACTCTTGTTCATAGACCTGTTCTATATAACGATATCATAAAGAATGTTTATTTTATTCCGTCTAGTTTATTCTCAACAGTTGATAATTTCTTACAAGCATTTTATTATAATACATTACCTGTTTATGATAGTTCAAATACATCTTCACCTCCTGTTCCTACACACTTCTGCATAAGAGATATTGTTACTGGTAATATGCTAACAAATGACATTATCCCGATTGCAAACTATCAACAAGCATTCAACTTTGTTAATAATACTTCATATTTAAATAATAATGTGTTGATTGAATTTATTCAGCAGATCAATACAACAACAAATAATACTCTTTATGGTGCCCCCATTGATGTTTATTCAAACACATATATTCCAACATTATCTTAAGTTATGTCATTAACTGTATAAGGTGCCACGTGGCACCTTATACAGATAGACAAATCGAAAGGAAAAAACTTCTATGTCGGTATATCAGTATTATCACACATATGTTGTTGAAGACGGACAAATAACAGATACAAACGACGAAACACCATTACTTTCTTCTTTCTTACAGAAAAGAGTTTACATCATAGTTTCTAAGTATAATGTCAATACGTTAATCATGTTAAACATAAAGGATTATATATCAAAAGAATCTAATATTAATCTAAATCTATCTATAGCTGAATTCTGCGATAATCTTAATGATCTATTGGTTTTAAAATATACATCAAATGATATCCCATTAAAGAATATTACAACTGGAGCATTTGATAACAGACTTAATATATATGATGCTAATAGTTTAAAAGATGTAGACATTTCTTATACTTCTATTAGTGATCCTTCAAATAAAAATAACAAATATAGTTTCTTTCAATCTAATGATTTAGTATTGACATCTGATTCTAATAGAGATTTTACAAATTGTCTTATTACAGTTAATGGTGTATTTCATAGTACTGAATATTACAATAATAACTTCTTTGTTAAAAATGGTTTTTCTAATATTAAAAATACAAAACAAAAGAATGTCTGTTTAATAGACACAACTAATTTGGGTGGTCATTCTACAATTCCTATTACATTAGAAGATATAGAAATTCCTTCTGGTTCTTCAATTCCTTCTAGCATAACTTTGAATTTTAAAAATGCTAATTTCTTAAATAAAACTATTATTCCCGTTATCTATGGATATCCACTTTTAAATAAAGACTTTTTTAAAGTCTTAGACAATACAAGAATTAAAATATATATTAATAGGATCGATTATATTTACCAATTCTTAAAATCACCCAATACTTTATTTTCAAAATACAATTCTTATTTAATCGATAGGCATAGAGAATTCTACATCGATACACCAGAACCAGATATTATTGATTCTATTGTGGATCTCATGACAGTTGAATATACTAAATTTATGACTTATAATGAGCCTCATACTGGTATTGTTGATTTTGGTAAAAGAGAAGATACTCCAGAAATGGTAAATTCTCTAGATGTATTCTTTTCTGATTTTTATCCTAAGATGGTTTCTGAAGATAGAGACGTTAATCTTATTGAATTTGAAAATTCACAATATTACAACCAATTAAAAAATCTATTTAATATTATTAAAAAATCACATTTACAATCTAAAGATTTTATCTTACAATTATTAACCATGTTTAATTCATTTATTATAACTATTAATAATCCAGATATATTCATTAAAAATTATAAATGTTATTCATTAAATAATAAAGGATATATGTATACTTGTAAATCTAAAGATACACCTCGTGGATTATTGGTTTATAATAAGTCATTTGTATTACCATATAACATCTGTACAGATGGTACTCTCAATCATCATATTTTAAATATAGATTTCTACGACCACACAAATCTGTTATATGATAAAAATCCATTTACAGATTATTTCCCTAATCCTTTCTATGATCAGAATAATGCCACAAATTACCCTGTAGAGATTGTAGAGTTCTATTCTAAAGCTATCTAATTTAATTATATGCGCATAGTAGTACATACAACGTTTTAAAAGAAATCTGCGCACTTATATCTTGTGAAACTAAAATATGTATTTTGTTAAATGATAGAGTGGGC